CTCCGCGCCGCCCGCCGTCAATCACCCAAACCACCCGAGATAATCAAAGTCGATGGATTTACCTACAGGCTTGTCCGATGACCATTGCACAAGACAGGCTCGACCTGTGGCGTGAGCGTTTTCAGGTTGATCCGTCTCAGCCTTCAGGATTGTCGTGGCGCCAACTGGTGCCGTACCAAAACCATCAAAAGATGGCGGGCCATCTAGTTGACGGCTACTACAGGGTTAAGACAAAAGGCAGGACTTATGCCTGTTCTCACATTGTCTTGGCGCTTTCCGGCATCATGCCAGAGTCACACCACAAAGAGGTTGATCACATAGACGGCAACCCGCTCAACAACCACCCAAAGAATCTTCGCTGGTGCTGTCGATCTACCAACGAGCAGAATAAACGCAAGCGAGGCAAGGCTGGTTGGCGCTACGTGCGCCCTACTCCAGAAGGCCGGTGGTACGCCAGCTATCAAGTGATCGGACAAGGCAGAAAGCAGTACGTAGGCACCTACGACACTCCCTACGAAGCTCACCTGGCCGCTCTCGCCCATCGTCTTGAGCATCATTGGAATCCATGACTCACCTATCCCCCGCCGCACAGGCAATTCTGAAAGCCGCTTACAAAGCAACACGAAACCCAAAGTGGCAAACGAACTTTTACTCCAGCTATGCCGCCGCCGCCCTGCGTGCTGCTGCGGATCAGGTGGTGCCAGAGGATGGCCTGGTTTCTATTCTCGAAGACATAATTCAGCAAAGCATTCGCTCTCAATTCTTCGCCATCGCAGCCGAACTGGATGGCGCCGCCCTGGCCCAGCCCGAGCCGCAGGGGGCGAAGCTGGACTGCGAAGAAATTGATGTTCCATGGACGCATCGTGGCGACGATTTTCATGCCTACCGGGAGGGCTACGCCGACGGGTGGACTAAAGCGGTATCAGGGCGCCAATCTGAGCCGCAGGAGGCGACGGATGAAGAGATCAGCGATCTTTGGAGTTGGGCAACAGAACAAGATCAAGGACCATGGCCAACGCAGCAGCACTGCTTCGCTCGCGCCGTCCTCGCCCGCTGGCACCGCCCCGCCATCGAGCCGGTGCCCGTCGCTGAGCGGCTGCCGGGGCTGGAGGATTGCGATGGGGAGGGAAAGTGTTGGTTCTGGGCCGATCAGCTTGGCGACTATGACGACGACTGGGGGTGGAAGCTACTGGACCGCACCTATGGCCCTTCCTGGGGCGCATCCCACTGGCTCCCCCACCACGCGCTGCCGGTGCCGCTCCGGCAGATACTGATGGCGCCGGAGGTGGAGGCATGAGCTTGTCCCCCGCCGCGCAAGCAGTAAAGGATGCCGTGCTTGCCCTGTACAGCGATCAACCGCAAATCCGAGATATGGGCTGGCAGCTGGATGCCCCCACTGTCGCCGCTGCTCTGCGAGCTGCTGTGGATCAGGTGGCGCCTCTCGATCCGTGTGGCGACGACTGCTGCATCACCCAATGCGAGCAGATCCGCGCCGAACTCCTCGCCATCGCCGCCGAGCTGGAGGGCAACCATGACTGAGCTGAGCCCCGCCGCTGCCGCCATCGTCCAAGCCTTTGACGAACGCTACGAGCTGCTCGGTCCGCTGGAGGGCAACTGGCAGGAGGTGTGCCTGGCAGCCGCGCTCCGGGTCCTGGCCGACCACCACGCTGGCCCTTGGACCGGCGATGGACCTTGCCGCTGGACTCCTACACCGCGCACCCGCCGGGAGCTGCGGAACATCGCCCAGGAGCTGGAGAGCACCCCCTCTTAGTCACTTTCTCTACGACTCCATGCCGAACAACGAAGCCCAAGAGCTAACTGACGCGTTCGCCAAAGCTGCGCCGACTTTCCAGCGCATTGCGGACACAATCACCCGGTCTTTCAGGGACGCCGCGCTTGACACCGAGCTGGTGGCCAAGCTGCGGGAACTGGGCGCCAGGCTGAAAGCCATCCGAGACCGCGAACGCCGCTGAGCTGAGCCCTGCTGCTGAAGCCGACTGGCAGAGCGCTTCCGGGCGGAAAGCTCGCGCATGCCACGCACCAGCTCACCCCTTGAGGATCGCTTCGCGGCGCGCTGGCAGCAGCTCTATCCCGCCCTGCCCTTCGAGCGGGAATACAGCCTCCCGGCCTGGGAGGCCTGGGCATCCGAGCGCAAGGCGCTGGGGCTGGTGACCCGCCGCGTGCGCTACCGGGCCGACTTCGCCTGGCCTGAGGCGCAGGTGGCCCTGGAGATTCAGGGTGGCACCTGGACCCTCGGAAAGCACAGCTCCGGTGTTGGCATCGAGCGCGACTGCGCCAAGGCCTTCACCGCTCAGGCCTCCGGCTGGGCCTGCCTGGCGATCACCGGCACCATGCTCAAGAAACAGGAAGCGATCTGGCTGCCCAAGCTCTCGGCGCTGATCGAGGCACGCTGGGCACGGCCATAGCCTGAGTGCCATGGCTGCTGCTGCACCGGCCTCACTGCACCTCATGGCCCGCCGTGTCGAAGGCCAGTGGGTGGTGGCGTGCCTGGATTTCGACCTGGCGGCGCAGGATTCCACCTTTGAGGCCGCGCAGCGCCGGCTGCTGGATCAGGTGGAGAGCTACGTGCAGGAGGCCCTGGCGATCGACGGTGGCGCCAATGCGCAGCAGCTGCTCAGCCGTCATGCGCCGATGGGGCACTGGCTGCTGTTTCGCCTGGTGCGGCTGCTGCAGCGCTTCAATGCCGCCACCTGGATCTTCCGGGCTGCGGTGATGCCGAGAGCAGGGGCCCCACGGCCAAGATGAGCCCATCAGCAGGCGCTGCAATGGCACCGATTGACCCGCAGCAGAGGGAAGCCCTCCAGCGCCTGGCCGATGCACAGGACCGCCAGGCTGAACGCCGCCGCCGCGGGCAGCTCAGCATGGGTCCCGGTGGCCGGTTGTTCCTGCTGGCCTTCCAGGTCACAGCTGCCGGCGCGATCGTCACCTTGGGCATGGCCGCGCTGGCGGTGGTGACAGCTGAGGCCTCAATCCCGCTCTGCCGCCGCCAGGTGCAGCTGGCCTGTCAGGTGCTCGCGCAGCCGTCCCTGGCGTTGTGGCATGGCCGCATTCAGGCCCCAGCCTTCCAGCAGCTGGTGAAGCAGGTGGCCGCCGACAGCATCACCGCCAGACCGGCACCGGCGCCACAACCGCAAGCTGCCCAGCAACCCCAGCCAGCATCCTCCCGGCCGCCGCTGAGCGAACAGCAGATCCGCGATGCGCTGGTGATCAACCAGGAGGAACGGGCCCGGTGCCTGATGCAGCTGGAGGCGTCGCTGCGCGATCCGAGCAGCCTGCGACTGCGCAACGACATCGAGCAGCAGCTGCAGCTCGGCATGATCGAGTACACCGCCGCCAATGGCTTCGGTGGGCAGTCACGGGAGGTGATCAACTGCCATACCGGTGAAGTGACTCAGCGGTAGGACAGGCGCCCTCTGATCAGCATCAGAACCAACCATGCCGCGGATCTGAGCACGAATCATCCCCTGAAACCAGGGGCTGCGCCGGCACGCTGATGGCTCTGCCCCAGCGGTCTGTGGAGCTCCACCTCGATCTCTCAGACCTGGCCGCCGAACTGGCTGCCATGGCGGAGCTGCTGGAGGCGGTGGAGGAGGAGCGCGACCTCTCCCAGTTCCCCGAGGCGGAGCGTCCGCCGATCTCTAAGCCACCGCCGGAAAGCTGAGGCAGTCGCACCACCGGCTTGCCCCCCAAAGCTGCCCCCAAGGCTGCCGCCGCTGAGATCAGCCACATCTCTCAGCTGCGGGCCGATCCCCGCAATCCCCGTCGCCGCACCTCCCGCAGCGCCGATCGCATCGCCCACAGCCTGCAGACCCTCGGCGTCGGCCGCTCCATCGTCATCGACGAAGAGGGCCAGATCATCGCCGGCAACGGCGTGGTGGAGGCCGCCGGCCAGGTTGGCATTGAGAAGGTGCGAGTGATCGAGGCCGATGGCAACGAGATCATCGCCGTGCGCCGCACCAACCTCACCCCTGAGCAGAAGGTGCAGCTGTCGATCGCCGACAACCGCACCGGGGAGCTCAGCGAGTGGGATGACGACGTGCTGGCCGCGCTCAGCGATGAAGGCTTCGACACCAGCGACTGGTTCCGCCCCGATGAGCTCCAGGAGCTGATCAGCAAGGGCGAGGAGGATGGCATCGAGGAGCATGAGGAGGAGCCGGATTACGGCGACCCCGACGACCCCTCCCGCGGCCAGCCGCTGGCAATCGTGCTGGAACCCGAGGAGCTGCGCCGCTGGCGCCAGGCCAAAGAGGAGCTGGGCTACAGCCGCGACAAGATCGCCCTGCTCAAGCTGGCCGATGACTTCCTGGCCCAGATCCACGCCCGGGAGGAAGGCTGATGGCTGGCGATGGCATCCGCGCCTACGCGGGCGAGTTCCTGGTCTCCCCGGCGGGCCTGGAGCTTTCGATGAACTGGTGCGGCCATGCCTGCACCTACTGCATAGAAGAAAACTCGCCGGTGATGCTCGCCAATCTCCGCACCAAGCCCGGCAAGGCTGTGCAGGTAGGCGATGTTCTCCTGGGCTTCCAGTCTCGTGGTGTTGGTGCCCACCGCGAATGGGCCCCGGCCGTGGTGGAAGAGGTGTTTGCTCGCGAGGTGCCCGGTGTTCGGGTTCACCTGGCCAACGGCGAAACGATCACCTGCACCCCTGATCACCACTTCTGGACGGGTCGCCGTGGGGTGATCGAGTACGCGCCGATCTGCACAGTCGGCCCCTATTCGCGGATGGTTGTTCGCCCTGGACGAGCTCTGCATCGCATTCGCTTGCCACTGCTGACGGATGAACCGTTCTGCGATGACTACCGCCGGGGTTACATCTGCGGCTTGTTGGAAGGCGACGCCAGCACAACGCCATATGGCGCTTGGCGGATTGCGCTGAAGGACCCTGAGCCGCTGGAGCGTGTAGCTGCCTTTGTGTCTGCGCTGGGCTGGGCCTCCCAGCCACTACGGGCGTTCAAGGATTACACCGCTACGCCGGGGCGCTCCCCGATGCAGCAGCTCTATTTCCCTGTGGAGCATCCTGTGAGCCGACTGATGGCCTCTGCGGATGCCGCCGAGCAGCGTGAGTATTGGCGTGGCTGGCTCGCTGGCATCTATGACGCAGAGGGAAGCACTCCAGCCCGTCGCTCTGGCGCCACCCAGTCGGCACTTCGGATCTGCCAACACCGAGAGAAGAACCCAATCACCTATCGCCGTATTGAAGAAGCTCTGCTGTCCTTTGGGTTCCAGTTCGTCTCGGAAGACAAAGCCATTCGCCTCGTCAATGCTGTGGGATTGGCAGCACCACTATTCGTGCAGTTTGTTCAACCTGCCATCACCCGAAAAGCGAACTCCCTCATGGGACGGTCCCTGAAGGGCTTGCAAGAACGCATCCCAGTGGTGCGTGTGGAAGACGCTGGCATGATCCGCGTGGCCAGTTTCCGCACGTCTACCCACAACTACGTTTCAGGAGGGTTCCTATCGCGCAACTGCTTTGCCAATGCGTTCAAGCCGGACCGCAAGGCGGACCTGTCCGGGATCATGGGGCTGCTGGCCAACTACCGCACCCGCAGCACCCGTGAGGCCAAGCTGCTTCAGGCGGGCGTGCCGATGTTGGTCTCCAACCACGTCGATCCCTTCGCCGGCACCAATGCCGAGCAGTTCGAGCCGATCTGGGAGCTGTGCATGGAGCTCCAGATCCCCCTCACCTGGCAGACCCGCGGGGCCCACAAGCCCCAGCGCCCGTTCCTGGAGAAGGTGATCCGCGAGAACCCGCCGTCGGTCTGGTACGTGTCGATCCCGATGCTCGACGACGCGGTGCGCAAGCGGGTCGAACCCATGGCGCCCAGCATCGAAAGTCGCTTTGAGCTGGTGGAGCAGCTGGTGGCCGCCGGTCACGTGGTGACGGTGGGCGTCAACCCGCTCACGCTGGACTGGGTGCCGGACTTTGAGCCGCTGCTGAACCGGATCAAGGATCTTGGGGCCTGGGGCGCCTGGATTGAGGTGGCCTGAGTCCCGCCAAGTGGTGGAAATTCCCTGGGCCTCAGCCCCGGTGTAGCCGGGGCTGAGCCGACCACCGCTCCAGGCTCCAGCGCTTGTAGGGGGTGGGCAGGCCCGCTTCCCTGGTTTGAGAACCACCTCAACCAGACGAACCATGCCCAAGACGGATTCTGGCGCCTCAGCACTGGCGTCGCTACTGGATGGCAGCACGGCCGGGGAGCTTATCCCTGAGCTGGCGCGCCACGGCCTGCAGCAACTGATCGAGCTGGAGGTTGCCGCCGTGCTCGGTGCCGAGCGCCATGAGCGCACCGACGAACGCCTCGGCTACCGCAACGGCAGTCGACCTCGCCTGCTCACCACCCAGGTGGGCGACCTCCCCCTCTCGATCCCCAAACTCCGCTCGGGGAGCTTCTTCCCGACGATCCTCGAGCCCAGGCGGCGGATCGATCAGGCCCTCTACGCGGTGATCATGGAGGCCTGGGTCAAGGGCGTCTCCACCAGGAAGGTCGACGCCCTGGTCGCCGCGATCGGCTCGGATGCTGGGATCTCCCGCTCGGAGGTGAGCCGCATCTGCCAGGGGCTCGACGCCCAGATCCAGGCCTTCCTGGAGCGGCCCCTCGATGGCAGCCGCCATCCGTACCTCTATCTGGATGCCACCTACCTCCACGGCCGGCTCGGTAAGACGCTGCAGGTCTGCTCCCGCGCCGTCGTCGTTGCCATGGGCGTCAACGCCGATGGCCGCCGGGAGCTGCTTGGGCTCAAGGTGGGCGACAGCGAGAGTGAGCCCTTCTGGCGGGAGTTCCTCGCCAGCCTGAAACAGCGCGGCCTCACTGGGGTCCGGCTGGTGGTGAGTGACGCCCATGTGGGCCTGACCAAGGCCGTGGGCCGCATGTTCCAGGGGTGTTCCTGGCAGCGCTGTCGCGTCCATTTCGCCAGGAACCTCCTGCAGACGGTGCCAAAGGCCCAGCAGGAGATGGTGGCCGCTGCCCTGCGCTCGGTGTTCACCCAGCAGAGCGCCGCCACCGTGCAGGAGCAGTGGGATCAGGTGGCGGCGATGCTCGCCGGGAAGTTCCCCAGGGCCGCTGAACTCATGGCCTCAGCCCGCGAGGACGTGCTGGCGTTCCGCCACTTCCCAGTCAGCCACTGGCGCAAGCTGTGGAGCACCAACCTGCTGGAGCGGGTGAACGAGGAGATCAAGCGCCGCACTCGTGTCGTTGGCATCTTTCCCAACGACGCCGCGATCACGCGCCTGGTGGGGGCCGTGCTGCTTGAGCAGGACGAGCACTGGCAGCTGGAGGGCCGCCGCATGTTCTCGCTCGACTCGATGGCCGCGATTCCGGCGGCAGCCGATGAACTGCCGCCCGGTGCCCGAGCCACTACAGCCACCGCGTAGCAGCCAGCGATCACACGGGACCCAGCCAGCGCTCTGGCTCGCCCCCACAGGGCGGGCCGGACCTCTGGCGCCCGGGGGCCGGCGCTGAACCCTGCTGCACCATCAGGACACTCAGGCAGACATGCCTTGACAGGTCATTTGTGACCGTGCAAGGTGAATGAACGAGGCAACCCATCGCCTCGGGATTGATATCCGCTCATTCCACTCTGATCACCCTCTGATCAGGGAAGTGCGGCCTCGGATTTTACACCACGCAAAGGGACGCGGCCTTGAGGTGCCGTACTTCGCCCAGACCTTCAAAAACAACCTCAGCCCCAAGCAGGTGAAGGCCCTGGGGCCGGAGTTCATCAAGCGCTGCGGGGAGCGCGGCGATGCGATGGACATTGCCAACGCCCGGGAGGCCATGGCCTTCGCCAAGTCGATCGGCCTGCAGGTGTTCTCCACCTCCTACGAGGAGCCCAGCGACTTTTTCGACCCGTGGCATGAGCTCTACGACCGGCCGATGCCCTACTGGCATCAGCTGATCAACGTGGTGGACAGCGAGCTGGAGCCCGGCGATGAGGAGAGCTTTGTGATCGTCAGCAAGGCCGATGCCATCGAGATCCTGGAGCCGCTGCCGGAGCTGGACTGGGCAGAACCCCTGCGGCACAAGAACGCCAAGCACTACCGGGCCATCACCAACCCCGACGGCAAGCTGCCCAAGCAGGACGTGGCGGGGTTCTGGGACCTGATCTGGAACGATGAGGTGTACGCCAAGGCCTTGGGGCCCAACAGCTTCCGCTGCTTCGCTCACGCCTCGGTGCGCGATGGCGAGACGATCATCCCCCTGGTGGATGAGAACGGCGATCGGATCGTGGTTTACCGCCGTAAGGGCTGGAAGTACGTCTACGCCGACACCCCCGAGCTGCTGGATGTGGGCGAGCTTGATGAGGAGGGCCTGCTGGAACTCGACGGCCTGGAGCTGGAGGAAGGCGGTGGGGAGGAGCCGGAAACCTGAGGCAAACGCTTCAGGGTCATGGCAGGCAATGGGGGTCGAGCAGGCAGTGGCCGCGGCGCCGGTGGCAGTGCGGCTGCTGCCAAGCGCCAAGGCATCTACCGTGCGGCAACGGATCGCTACGACCGGATGCGGCAGGAGAGCCCTGAGAGCGCCGCGCTCAAGAACAAGGCCATGACGCCACAGGACAGCGCGCGCTACAGCCGCACGAAGGTGGCCCGTCGCGCCTTCGCCGTGGGGGCGATGGAAGTTCGCAGCCGTGGGTCCATGAACATCGGCAGCGGCCGCGGCAGCAGCGCCGTCCGTCGCGCCAGGGCCCTGGGCATCAGCCCCGCCGGCCAACGCCGGATCCGCAGGGTCGCAGGCGCATAAGCCCCCGCCTGGCGGGCGTGATGCCCCGCATGGCTTAGTGCCCTGGGCAAACCAGGGCACTGGGGCTGAGCAGATGGCAGGCAACGGATCACGGGGTGGTGCAAGCCGCGGTGCCGGCGGTGCGGTGACGGCCCGGGGCAAGGTGCGCGGTGGTGCAGCGCCTGCGGGTGACCAGAACGCGCTGCAGGACTCGATCAGTCGCATCCGGCGCTACCGGGACTACATGCTGAGCTCCAAGGGCGGCCGCCTCACGCCGGATGACCCGGTGATCTTTGAAGCCAACCGTCGCCTGGCGGCCAAGCAGAACAAGGCCATCGCCCAAGGCGGCCTGCGCGTCAACGTCCGCACCAAGGGCCGGGCAGCAGCCCGCTACCGCATCACGGCCGATCGGGTGCTCTCGGCCGCGAACTACCAGGGCCGCTACGGCTCAGGCGCCAAGTCCACGCTGGTGGGGCGCCGGAGCGGCACCACCCGCGGCCAGGGCAACCTGCTCACGGGTGGCTTCTCCGACACCGTGCCAGGCCGTCGGATGATGATCCAGCGCACGACCAACAGCGGCGCCGCAAGGGACCGCGCCCGTGAGCGCCGGTCCATCGGTCGGCTGATGTAGGCCATGGCAGGCAACGGAAGCCGAGGTGGATCAGGCCGGGGCACCGGCGGGTCTCTGGCAGAGCGGAAGCACGCCAATGCCATTGCCAAGGGGGTGCGGGTCCCGTACACCGACGCGGACCGGCGCTGGGTGGCGCAGCGGATCCCCGCGGCTCGGATGAAGGTGGAGGCCTACGCCCGCAAGCCGCCCCGCAACGTCTTCGGGATCGACCGCAACGCCATCACCATGGCTGAGGCGAATCTGCGCAACCTGCAGGAAGCCCAGCAGCGCATGGCGCAGCCCGGGGCCTGGCGCCGATCCGGCAACCTGACCGCCTACCTGGCCGGGAAGGATCGGCTCACGGCCCGCCGCGTGGCCCGGCGCGATGCCGAGTTCATGGCAAGGCTGAACGCCATGCGCCGCCGCGCGAACTGATCGGAAACCTGTGGTGGAGGGCAGAAACGATGGCAGGTAACGGAAGTCGAGGCGGTGCCGGCCGATCGGCTGGTGGGGCCGTCCTGGACCGCAAGCGGGAACAGAACGTGCTGGCCGCGATCAATGGCTCCGGCGGCAAGGCCCCCTATGCCGTCAACAACATCCGGCGGACCAATCGAAGCGAGGCCCAGTTGCGCATGCTCTCGCAGATCAAGACCCTCTCGCCGCTGGTCAGGGCCGGCCTGCGCAACACCGCCAATATCCGCCGCGCCAATCGCCTCACATCGCAGGCCAACGCCTACATCCAGCGCTCTGGGGGCTATTACACCGATCGCACGCTTAAGGAGAGCACCGGTCGTACCTACCGGCAGCTGCTGCAAGGGGCTGAAACAGCTGTTCGCGCTCGCGACTACCTGGCCGGAAAGATCAAGGAAGCCCGCACACCGCGCAACAACGTCCGTCCAGCCCTGGCCACCCGTGCTGGCCGTCGGGCCCGCCTGGAGAAGTTCGGCCGACAGCGCAGGGCCTTTGGCATCCGCTTTGCCCTGAACAACAACGGCAAGCGCGGGACCGACGGCGGCAACAACATCCGCCGCCTCCGGCGGACTCCCCGCTCCTGATCCCATGGCCAAGAAACCCACCGCCCAGCAGAAGAAGATGCGTCAGGTGATGCACGAGTTCAAAACCGGCACCCTGCACACCGGCAAGCCAGGCCCCGGCACTGGCCCGGTGGTCAGCAGCCGAGCCCAGGCCATTGCCATCGCCCTCAGCGAAGCGGCCAAGGCCGGCAAGGCCAAGCCCAAGCCCCAGGCCAAAGGGAAGGCAGCGGGCAAGCGGAAGTAGCCGGAAACCTGGGGCACCAGTCGAAGGCCCATGGCGGGGAACGGCAGCCGGAAAGGGGGTGCGCGCAGTGCGGGCGGCAGCGTCACGGCCGAGCAGCCGGCGCCCATGACCCAGAAGGAGCGCTGGGCAGCCCGGGCCCAGAAGCGACGTGACCAGGCGGCCCGGGCAGAGGCGGAATCCCAGCGGCTCTGGGACCGTCACAGGAGACCCGGCGACAACGCCTTCTGGACGCAGCCAGGGCTGGGCCGGCAACGAGACAAAGCACGAGCGGGGATCGACCGCTCGATGGAGGCGTTGAGGCGTGCTGAGCGCCTGCGGGAACGGGCCGCCAACCTCGATCGCATGGCGAGCACCAATAAGGGCGACGCCGAGCGCAAACGCCAGACCCAGCGGAATCAGTGGAAGGGCTCTGTGGGTGATCGCATCCGCTCACGCCTCTACGGCGACGGCGTGGTGACGCGGGTGAATCGCAAGACCGTTCGCTACCGCACCGATGCAGGCTTTGAGACCACGATCGACAAGGCCTGGATCTACTGAACGGAAACCTGGAGTAATGGCTTTCAGATAGATGGCAGGCAACGGGGCGAGGGGTGGTGCTGGTCGCGGCGCCGGTGGTGGGGTGAACCTCAGCCCGAAGCGGATTGGGGCGAGCGGATCGGGCACCATCCTCCAGGACCGCAATACCCGTCGCTACCGCAACACCATCGCCAAAGATGCCGCCAATCGAGGCTCCTACGGCTGGGGTGATGGCGCCAAAAGTGCTCGTCTGATGGCCTGGGGCGGGCGCATCTCGCCCAGCTTCATCGGTTCGGGTCGCACCTATCGCGGCGACCTCTACGCCCCAGATACTGGCAAGATCAACGCCTATGGCCGCCGCGTGGGACGCACCGGATTCAGGGTTCAGGAGCGCTCCTATCAGAGCGACAAGCCGACCGGCAACGTCTACAACTACCGGATCAGCAACAACTACGCCTCTCGGCCCCTGGGGGCCGCCACCGTCCGCCGGCGCCTCCCGAACCGGTGAGGGTCGCTGAACTGAGCCCCGGCGGCCTGCTGCGCCGCGAACTCCAGGCCCGGGGCTGGACCCAGGCGGAGTTCGCTACGCGCGTCGGCCGCTCCGGTGGCGCCATCTACCGCGTGCTGAGCGACCGCACCCCCATCAATCCGCAGCTCGACTTCCAGCTCTCCCTGGTGCTGGGGACCCCGCAGGGCCACTGGCTGGAAGAGCAGCAGCGCTTCTACCGCCGGCTAGGGCGCCAGGTGTAAGCCACGGCCGGAACACTGGGCCATGGAACAGGTCCCGTCCACCGCGGCCATCCCGGTGCAGCTGCAGCCCCAGGACAGCTGCCTGGCGGTCTGGAGCTTGAGAGAAGAGCCGGTCCCCTGTGGCATCCATGCCGGCACCCCGGCGGTGGTGCTGCGGCTGCAGGGCTGCCCGGTGGGCTGCCCCTGGTGCAATGCGCCAGCCGGGATTCCCGAGCCGACCATCGCCGATGAAGAGGATCAGGCCAGCGAAGAAGACCTGGAGCGGGGGGACGGCCAGCGGGGCTGGCGCTGGCTGAGCGGCACCAGACTGCTGGCGCTGATCGGGGGCTACCAGAGCCGCCATGTGCTGATCACCGGCGGAGAGCCGGCGCTGTACGACCTGGCCTGGTTCAGCGCCCAGCTGTTGGAGCGGGGTTACAGCGTGCAGGTGGAGACCAGTGGCGTGCTGCCGCTGAGCGTGGACCGTCGGGTGTGGGTGAGCCTGAGCCCGAAACATCAGCAACCGGGCGGGCTGATGGTGCGGGACTGGCTTTACCGCCGCGCCAATGAGGTGATTCAGCCAGTGACGGGCCCGCAGGATGCTCGCTGGCTTGATCGCGCTCTCAAGGCCCGGTGCAACGGAGAGGTGCCGATCTGGCTGCTGCCGCTCACCGGGCGGCCGGACCTGCAGGAGCTGGCGTGGGACTGGGCCCGAACCTTCGGGGTTCGGCTGTGTGCCGGCATGCCGCACGTTGACGCAACCCGGACACATTCGGCACCTGATTAGCGTGTAGCTATGTCGGTTGTGACCAGAACCGGCTAGATCCAACCTGTGCCAGATCTGACCCATGGCCTATTCCAACGTCCCCTTTGACGCCAGCTCGCCTCTTGCGGCCTTCCTGCAGCGTTCTCCCCATCGCATCTCCGTGACCATGCCCCAGGCCTTGCATGACTGGATCCATGAGCAGGCCAGCCTGGAGGGCCGCTCCGCCTCCAATCTCTGCGCCCACCTGTTGGAAATGGCCCGGGAACACCGCCGCGCCAACGGTCACGGCTGAGGATCCCGGTGGCGTGATCGGCCCGGCCTGTGCCATGGTGATGGGGCGCATCCGCAAGCCCTGCAGCTGGGCCGCTCGCGCAACGGAACAACAGCCCGCCGGGCCCGGGGCCCCAGGGCGCTGAACCTCGACAACCGATGCCAGGGGGCCGCCTGGTGGCCGATGCGCTGGAAGCGATGCGCCGGCCGCCGAATCCTTTGCCCCCGAGACCATGAACCGCACCGAACTGCACCCGGTGGAAGCGCTGCTGCTGGTGAGCTGGCTGGCCCTGGAGGCCGCCGCCACCGTGCTGGTGGCCCTGGTGGCCCTGCTGCTGGCCATCGCCCCGCAGGGGCCCTCGCACCCAGCTGCCGAGGTATTGGCTGCACCGGCTGATCCGCCGATACCGGCCGATCGCTGCCTGCCGCCGGTGGTGCATCCGCTCCATGCCCTGGCCCAGGACACCCTGGAGGGGCTGACGGTGAGTGAGCTGCGCCGCCGCGCGCGCCAGCTGGGCCTCAAGGCCCTGGCCCGCACCGGCCGCCGCACCGATCTGCTGCAGGCCCTGGCCCTGCAGGGGATGGCCGCCATGGCCTGATCCATCCCCTGGCATCGCGTCTGGCTGGAGGCTCAGCGCCTCCGGCCGCCGCCCCTGGCCATCGCCGCACGGGGAAGATCGGCCCATCCCTCGCGTTCGCCCGCCGCCAACAGCGCCTCGTGGGCCTCGTGCAGCGCGCTGAGCGCCACCTCCACCCTGATCATCCGCTGCCGATCGAAGCTGCGCTGCGCCTGCAGCTTGATCTGCTCCAGCCGCCGCTCGGTCTCCACCATCTGGCCCACCACCTCGCTGAGCTGGGCTTCAAAGGGATCGTGGCGCTCCACCAGGGGCTCGCTGGTCTGGCGCCGCTCCACCCGCACCGTGGTGGGACTGGCCTGACGTGCCGGTGGGGGCGTGATCACCCGCACCACCTTCACCAGCTGGCTGGCTTGGTGCTCGCGGTAGCGCTCGGCCGCCACCGCATCGCGCCACTCAAAGGCCGGATGCAGCGGGGCCTTCTTTGGCCGGCTCTCCGCCACCACCACCGCCGGGGCAATGTGACCATCGCGGCGGCGGATGCGGTCCAGCTCGGCGCCCGCGGTCTGGGCATCCACGCCCAGGTCAGCTTCTGCCTCCTCGTAGGAGAAGGCGTAGACGGGTTGATCGCTCATGGGTTCAGCAATAGGGGAAGGGGGCCCGCAGGCCCCCAGTGTTGGTCCGAATCGAACCGGTGTCATCGGCAGTTGCCGGCCGCACTGAGGCCGATCAGAGCGAGCGGTGCCACGCCTGCGATACCTCACGGAGCGTTGCCGATCCGTGCCATGCCTGCGGCGGGGCGCCTTGCGTCGCCTTGTCGAGCCGTGCGATGGGATGCGTTGCCGGCCGGGTCATGCCACGCCATCGTTGAGACGACTTGCCATGCGGTTCCAGCCGTGCCATGCCACCCCGTGCCTCGGTAGGCGTTGCCTATCCAGCGATGGGGGGCCGGGCCTCGCCACGTCATCCACGCACCGTCAGGCGTTGCCTATCCAGCGGCGTCATGCCGAGCGTCGTGCCGCCCAGCGCTGCAAAGCCATGGCGATCCATGCCTGCAGTGGGAGGCCGAGCCTGGTCAATCCCAGCTCCTCCTAGCCAGCCGTGAGAGGCCCAGCCAAGGCGAGCCAAGCGTTGGGTCGCCGAGCCAATCCTGCGGTGCCAAGCAGAGGTGGGCGCTGCAATGGGCCACCGAGCGTTGCCATGTCGTTTGAATGCCGGGGCTCAAGGGCGCGAATGCCTCTCCAGTGCCGGCGGATCGCGACCGCCTGGGGTGTTGTCAGCCATCAGACGATCTCAAACAGGCCGAAGCCCAGACCCGGGCTCGCCTTGGAATCGGGCCGCCCCTCGCCGATCCCCACCTGCAGCCCCACCCGGGCGACCAGGTTCACCACGTCGCCCTGGGTGAGCATGCCGGCGTCGTAGCGCAGCCGCAGGATGGCGCCCCACTGGCGATACATCGGCCGGCAGCGCAGGTCCACCACGCCTGTGGCATTGCGAGTCGGGGCCACCCACGGTTCGGCGACCCCTTCTGAGATGCGCACCAACGGCGCACCATCCACCACGTCGAAGCCGTCCTGCTGCACGAAGATCGCCAGCTTGGCCTTGGTCATCACGTAGCCGCAGGCGCGGCAGGCGCTGATCGAGGCATTGCGAAAGGCCGCCGCATGGATGCCCTCCCAGCCCTCATCGCTGCGGTGCTTCGCGTCTTCATAGAGCGCGTCGAAGTCCTTGGGCTCCCGCTTCTTGCGGGACTTGGCTGTGCTGCCGGCTTCCTGGGTTTCGCGCATCATCGCCATCGCCTTGGCGCTGAAGCGGTTGATCACCAGGGGCGCCGTACCGCGGATCTGCAGTTCCAGTAGCCGGAAATCGGGCGGCTGGATGACGACGACTTCTTCCTTGCGGGCCAGGGTGGGCATGGGGGGAGCGCAACAGGGCAGGGGGGGTTAGTTGGAGCTGGTGCCATCGCCCGGGCTGCTGCCCGCCGGGATGTTGTGAGGGCTGCGGAGCTCGCGCTCCACCAGGAAGGCCGCGAGGTTGGCGCTGGAGCGACCCTCTCGCTGCGCCTTGGCCTGCAGCAGCTCAAAGACGTGCGGGGCCAGGTGAAGGGACAGCTTTCGGCTCGCCATGGATGTGTCACGAAAAAGGGCGCATCAGATCGGAACACCGCCCGATCCGACGCCGAAACGGTAGCGTTTTAGTGCTAGGCCTGATCAGGCCACCACGGATGTGTTCCATGTCTGTCACCCTTGAGGCCACCCCTGCGGCCGCGCCGCCGGCTGCAGCCCCTTCCCTCTGGCAGCTGGGCCTGGAATCCCAGGAGCTCAACCGCCAGGTGGAGAACCTGGCCCTGCTGCTGGACAGCGACGATGACGAGCAGCGCCAGGCCGCCCTGACCGAACTGGAGGCCCTGCTGGCCGCGGATGAAGGCCAGCGCGCCGCCCTGGAGCGCAAGGCCGATGCCTACTGCTGGGTGATCGAGAACCTGCGGGGCCAGGCCGCCTACCGCAAGCAGCAGGCGCAGCGCCTCAGCGATCTGGCCGCTGCCGATGGCGCCCGCGCCGATCGCCTGGAGGCCGCGCTGATCACCGTGCTCACCCGCCTGCAGCCCAACGCCACGGCCTTCACGCTGCCGAACCACCAGATCAGCAGCCGCCGCTCCCAGGGGCTGGTGATCGAGGAGGAGGAGGCCGTGCCAGATGCGTTCATGCGCATCAAGACCAGCACAGCTGTAGACAAAGCGGCCATCAAGGCCGCCCTCAAGCTGGGCCAGCAGGTGCCGGGCGCCCGGCTGGAGGAGCGCCGCAGCTGGAGCATCAAGTAGTGGCCGCTGGCGCCGTAGGGCAGTACCACGATCTGCCCCTGTTCACCGCGGCTGCAGCCCCTGGCACCAGCCCCCGCCAGGGGGAGGTGGGCAAACAGGCCGGCATGGCCCAGGTGTGGGATCACGCCCGGCCGGAGTTCCGCCAGGCCGCGTTGCGGGTGCTGCGGGCCGCCGCCTTGGCCCGGCCGGAGGTGAGCGCCAACGACCTCTGGGATGGCCTGGAGGCTGAGGGGATCAGCACCCACGACAACCGCGCCTCAGGGCCGGTGATGGTGGCGGCCGCCAAGGCGGGCTGGATCGTGCGCACCGATCGCACCATCACCACCAGCCGCCCCAGCCGCCACCGCGGCGACGTGCGGGTGTGGCAGTCCCTGCTCTACCGCGAACCCTGATCAGACACCGAATCAGGCTCGAATGTTGCGCTTTCTGATTAAAAGGACTTTCCTTTCGCAAAAGAACTGGCATAGTGGGGTCATGGCCGGCCCGGCCCCCACCCGGAACCGGCCTCCTTCTTTGCCTGACCCTGATTCGGGTCAGAACCAGAACCATGCTCTACGCCACTCTCCAGGAGCTCCTGAGCCACGCCATCAGCTCCGATGAGCACGAGGAAGACGCCCAGGACTTCCTGGATGACCGCCGCATCCCCTACGGCTCCCACAGCCGCCAATCCCTGATCACCTGCGCCTGGCAGCACGGCTGGAGGCCCGATGACGCCCGCCCCTGAGCCATCGGTGAAGCAACGGCAACTGCTGCCCTACCTGATCCGCTACCGCCAGCAGCACGGCATCAGCCCCTCCATCCGCGAACTGCAGGCCCACTTCGGGCTCCGTTCACCCTCCGCCATTCAGCACCACCTGAACCGGTTGCGGGCACTGGCTCTGATCACGTGGAGGAGTGGCTGTGTCCGCAGCCTGCTGCCCACCGCGCCGGGGGAAGACCCATGAGCACCCCCTGGCAGCAGCAGGCCGGTGCCCCCATCCCCGCCGATGACCCTTGGATCTTCTACTTCGAGGCCGCCGACGGCACCGACGACAGGGGGGGAGCTGACGACTGGGAGCCGATGCACGCCGCCTTCCAGGCCGCCGGCCACCCCTACCTCGTCACCGTCTACCCCCAACTGCCGCCTGATCCGCCCTGGCGCTACTGCGACACCGACGAAACCGCCCTGGGCTCCATCGCGCGCTGTAACCCCTCCTTTCTCGACTGACCATGCGCCACCTCCCCACCCTGCTGGGCTTCGTCATCACCTCCGCCCTGATCTGGTCGCCCGGTGGGCTGATCCACCACAGCCAACGGAAAACCAACCCAGAGGCCATCCCGGCCATCGCCCACGTGGTGTGCATCGCTCAGCCGCACCGTTGCCCATGACGTGCTCCGCCCATCACCTCTTTGCCGTCGGGGATCGGGTGTTCCTGCTGCCCCGTCGCCACGCCTGGCACCAGGACCCATTCGTGGTCACCCGCTTGCTGGAGCACAACGGCTGGCCCCACTACGCCCTGCGGGCCCCCGACGGCTCCCAGTGGCAGGCCAGTCAGCTGGAGCTGCTGACCAAGCCCCTCGCCATGCGTTTCTCATGAGCGCGCCGATGGCCAAGGGCTGGGGCTACCTCCACGAAATCCGCCGCACCGGCGCCGGCCTGGAGGCCCTGATCCAGTTCAACGACGAAGAGGCCCCCCGCTGGATCTCTTACCCCGAGCTGGCCGCCCATCGCCGCCAGCTGCTCACCGCCAAGCGCCAGCTGATCACCAGCTGAGCCACCGTCGCCCGTTGCCCTCCGATGTCTCTGCACCTCCTCCCCGCCGGCCCGATCGTCGTCACGGCTGACCCCAGCCTCGGCACTGATGCCGTGCGCGTCATTGCCTGGCAGCCGGAGACCATCCCGGCCCTGTTCCCGGGAGAAGCCGCCCGCAAACGCCCCGGCTACCCCCACCAGTACCTGTTGCTCACCAACCGGCGCGAACTGGCCCGCGCCCTCAAGCGCTCGATCGCCGCGGTCACCTACCCCGCCGCAGAAGACGTGGCCGGAACCAGCGCCCTCTATGCCCTCGTGGCCAGTGAGTGCCTGAAAACCGTCACCGCCCTGGATTGGAACGCTCCGATCCCATCCCTCACTCCCGCAGAGGCCACCCCTGATGCCACTGCCGCCGACCGTGACCTGCCTCTCGATTCCTCTGGCCAACCCAGCGCCTGAACGCTGGTGCGTCAGCTGTTTTGGCCTGGTGCCCGTGCGACCTGATCACCGCTGCCTCCACTGCGGCTGCCCCATCCCTCCCATGCCCCTTTCCCAACCCCACGCCGATCGCAAGGGTCGCTCCCAGCTCTCTGCCGATCGCAAGCGCCTCACCTGGCACGAGGTGATCGAGCGCAAGGGGCCCGGTCGCCGTCAACGGTTGATCGGCTCCCAGTTCTACAGCCTCTCCACCGAGGCCGATCTCTGGGCTCAGGCCCAGGCCCTCAGCACCCAGGGCTACATCGTCACCATCACCCCGGCCGCCCCGTCGGTGGTGGATGCCGACGCCTACGCCCCCGATCTCGATCCCAGCAGCGCCGTGCTGGACGTGATCGCCAGCTGAGCCATCCCCACCGCCTTGATGCCATGCACGCCCTCCTCACCTGGTGGCGCCAGCGCCTGCTCTCCCCCGCTGCCGCCCGGGTCGTCTACCTCGAACGCCGGCTGCTGGAAGCCGAAGCCGTGCTGATCGACCAGCACACCCTCGTGCAACACCAGCGCCAGGCGATTCACAACCTGCAGGCCGCCCTCCGGCAGGCCCAGCGTGATACCGAGGGCTGGCGTGAGATCTCCCTGCGGCAGTCCCGCCAGCTGCGGTTTCGCAGCCCCCAGTCCGGCTCCAGATCCCAGCCGACCGCTGGCCCCCAGCTGCCGCAGTTCCTGCCATGAGCTGGGCCTTCGATGAGCGCCCCATGGACGGCGTGGAGGAGCTGAACTGCGGCGCTGATGTCTCCCTGGTGGACCTGCCCGGCAGCCAGCTGGCCATCCGCGCCGCCACCGACACCGGAGAAGCGTTGCTGATCGACCTGACCTCCCTCATCGCCTGGTTTCACGCCCACCGCCCCGACCTGCTCTCCCCCTGAGATTCACCATGTTCACCATCGCCGAGGCTGCGCCGGCCATCACCGGCCCGGCTCCCGCAACGATCCCCCCGCCGACCCCCACACCCCTGCCCTCGCCGGCTGCGCTGCAGGTGCTGGCCCTGGCGTTGCGCTCCCTGCTCCAGGACCCCGCCACCGCCCGCAGCTTCCTGCAGCAGGCCGGATTCATTGATGCCACCGGCCAGCTGATCGAGCCCTACCAGCTGGCCCCCAGCGCAGCGCTGCCGCCGCCGCCGGCCACATCGCTGCTGGATCTGGCCTGGCTGGCACCCACCGGCAAGGAACTCCACGCCGTCGCCGATGCCCTCGCCGATGCCTTTGGTGATGGCCCCCAGGCCCAATGGCTCCGCCGTGAGGCCGATCGCCGACCCGAGGCCAGCCATGACCGCTGAACGCCCCAGCTGGCGTGAGCACCTGCATGCCCTCGCCGCTCGCCGTCCCGGCCTGCACCCCTACACCCTCTCGCTGCTGCTGGAAGTCGATGGCTACCGCGGCATCGGCGCCCGCCAGGTGGCAGAGGCCCTCAACCCCGCCGCAGCGGGGAGCCCCCTCAGCAACCACACGTCGTCTTGTCCATGATCAACATCAACTCCGACCACGGCCGCATCGGGATGCTGTGGTGGATCAACGCCAATACCAGCATCCGACGGTTCCATCCAGGCCAAGCCGTTCACCCGGCAATGGAGGGGCTTCGCTTTGTGCAGTGGGGAAGCTGCGGATTGAGCACAGCCGTGACGCTCCAGCTGGAGGTGGCGCCATGAGCAGCAACCTGAACCTCTACCGGGTCCTGGTGACCCAGGAATGGAGCGCCGAGGGTGAAGCCCTGGTGTGGGCCCCGGATCAGGAGACCGCCGAGAAGTGGGCCAAGGCTGAAGTCGAGTTCGATGTCTGGGATGACGCCGAAGCCACCAGCTGCTGCTCACGCGCGAAGCCGGAGCCGCTTGATGACGGCGTGTTCGACCGCATGGACAGCGACAGGCTCTGGCTGATTAAGGACGGCAACACCGTGGAGCTCGATGAGTTCCGCGCCGAACTGGATCCCGAACGCATGGAGGCCCTGCGCATCGCCCGGATCGAGAAAAACAACGGCCAGCTGCCCCTGCTGGAGGTGGCCTGCTGATGGAACTTTTGGATCAGACCCGCCAACAGCTGGATGCCCTGTTGGCTGAACTCAGCAACGAGCGCGCCGCCATCGAGGCCCAGGAGCGCGTATTGGTCCGCGCTGCGGAACACCTCACCCAGGACGCTGCCGTGCAGGCCGCCTGGCAACAGGCTGCCGCCCGGGAACGAGACCGGATCTTGGCGCTGATTGACTCCCAGCTCGCCATGCTGCGCCGTTCCGGCACCAATGCCCTGGTGCTGGCCGCCCTGCGCCGCCAGGTGCTGGAGGTGGAGGGATGAATCTTGCAGCGCTTGACCCTTACTTCCTGTGTTGGAAGTTCTCAGAAATCCTGAAACAGGAGATTGATCGCGGCACCCTTTCGCCTGAATCGCGCCGCCATGTCGCACTCGCTCGCAGATGGCTGCGCGACCTGCCGCCACCCCCGGAGTTGCGCATCCAGGCAGCATTCGCGTTGGCGCACCTTGCTCTGGTTGTCGGCGAAGAACACAAGCACCTCGTCAACACCGTCCGACTTGCGATGGCCTGGCTCCCAGAGGAAATGCCTGAGCGGGATGCAGAGCAATGAGCGCCCCCATTGAGCTCACCATGCCCGCCCTGCGCGTCAACATCGGCAACCCGGGCTGGATGGACCTCACCCGGGCCCTGGCCGACCTGCGCAGGCCCTCATGACCAGCTACCGCTACACACCGCTCAGCGTGAGCATTCACCCCAGCGATCAGAACCCCTACTACGGCAACGGCCTGCGCCTCTCCATCGTCGATGAGGGCGGCGGCGCCTTCCTGGAGATCGAGGCCGTCGATGCAGCCCTCGCCCCCAAGACCCTGCGCCTGGACCTGGAGGAGCTGGAGCAGCTGGTGGTCGCCGCCCGCCGGCTACTCAAGGCCTACGAGCGCCACGAACCGCCCGCCGACCCTCAGCCCCTGCCCTGACCCCGGCGCAGCTTCCGCCCGTGGCTGGAGCGGCTCCCCCGGCCATTACCCTGCCGCGTCTTGTGATGCACCGGCTCTTTCTTCACCAGTCCGGCTGAACCCTGTTTCGCCTTGACCGCCACGGTGCGCGTGCTGTGCGTCCTGGTTTTCCCTGGCCGGCCGCCGGAAAAGCCTTACCATCCGCGTGATCAGCTATCGAAACCGGATCGGTCTGGATTCTGTGCCGAATCAAGGGAATGATGGACGCCAGTTTCCCTGGGATCACGGCCAGGGGTATCAGCGCGATGAGAAGGGCTTCCCCCGCGAGCGCCAGAACTCCCATCTGAAGTTCCTGCACTACCGCGACCAGGGCCCAGGCCGCACCCAGGTCGCAACCGCCAAGCATTTCGGCACCTCCAGGACTGCCATCAACGAACTGGCCCTGAAGTTCAACTGGGTCGGCCGTGCCAAGGAATGGGATGCCCGCACGGAGGAGTCCGCCACAAACCCGGATCTGGCCCCGCCTCTGCCACAACCCCTGCTGGAAGCGGCGTCTCGCCCGCCGGTGGAACTGGTGAGCAGTCGCAACCCGGACGCCCTGCCCTCCCTGCCGCCTGAAATCCGGGCCAAGGAACTGGAACACGAACAGATGCTGGAGATGTTCCGGGAGGAATCCGAATCCCTCGGCCGTCACCAGATGAAGCTCGCCCGGGCGATGACGCAGATCGCCAGTAAATCCGTGGCGCGGATGTTGGAGCGCCAGGAGCTGCTCAAGTCCCGGGAGATCCCCTCCTTTGTCGCCTCGGCCTGCAGCCTGGCGGCCTCAGCCCATCACAACTGGGGCCGCGCCATCGGCGTGGACAGGCTGTTGCTGCAGATGGAGCGGGCAGTGCTGGAGCTCGATGCCCGGGTGATTGAAGACGCCGAGGTGATCGGGTGAGCCGCCGTCTGGGCGATGCCCTGCTGGACCTGGGAGCGGCCAAGCGCTTTGGCGGCTACTCGGCCTGGCAGCGGTGCCAGGCCCTGGAGCAGCAGCGCCAGCGCCACCAGCTGGCCCTCACCCCCGAGCAGAACGCCGAGCAGGTGGGCAGCCTGGCCCAGTTCATCCGCCGCGTCTCACCCCGCTTTGAGTTCTACCGGCACGTCGATGTGCTGGTGGAGCGTCTGCAGGCGGTGGCCGATGGCCAGATCAAGCGCCTGATCATTCAGGCCCCGCCGCGCCATGGCAAGTCCCAGCTGACCAGCCGGCTGTTCCCGGCCTACTTCCTGCGCCGTCACCCCGAGCGCTGGGTGGGTCTGGCCAGCTATGGCGCTGAACTGGCCGATTCCCTCTCCCGCGAAGCCCGGCAGTTCTTCACGGAAGACGGTGGGCCGATTGATCCGGCCAGCCGCGCTGTCAACCGCTGGGGCACCCTCGATCGCGGTGGCATGTGGGCTGTGGGTGTCGCCGGTGCAGCCACCGGTAAGGGCTTCCACCTGGGGGTGATCGACGACCCGGTGAAAGATGCCAATCAGGCCGACAGCGCGGGCTACAAGGCGGCGATGAAGGACTGGTGGGATGCGGTCTACTCCACCCGTCTGGAGCCCGGTGGCGCGATGGTGGTGATCCAGACCCGCTGGGCCCTCGATGACCTCACCGGCTTCCTGCTGAGCAAGGAAGATGAGGCCCTCGATCGGGGTTCCGAACCCGAGCGGTGGCATGTGATCGACCTGGCGGCCATTGCCCTGCCCCAGGCCGAATACACCCCGCTGCCGGCCAGCTGCACCCGTGAGCCGGACTGGCGCCAACCCGGTGAGGCCCTCTGCCCGGAGCGCTATCCGATTGAGCAGCTGCGCAAGACCGAAGGCACCATGGCAACCCGCTGGTGGCAGGCCCTCTACCAGCAGCAGCCGACGGTGGCCGGCGGCAACCTCTTCCAGCGCGAGTGGTTCCGCTATTACGACCCGGCGCAGATCGATCAGAGCCAGATCGTTCGCACCCTGGCGTCCCTGGACTGCACCTTCAAAAGCACCAGCGGCAGCGACTTTGTGGCGCTGACGATTTGGAGCCAGTGCGCCGATGGCATGTTCCTGCGGGACGTGATCAATCAGCGCCTGGGATTCATCGACACCCTGGCCCTGCTGGCCACGGTCTGGCACCGCTGGCACTTCGGGGAGCTGTTGGTGGAGGATGCCGCCAACGGCCCGGCGGTGATCGACACCCTCAGCCGTGAGAGCAGCGGCTACCTGATCCGCAGCGTGCGCCCCCTGGGGGGCAAAGAGGCCCGCGCCAATGCCGCTGCCCCCTGGTACGAGCAGGGCCGGGTCTGGCATCCAACCGGTGCCGGCTGGCTGCAGCCCTACGAAGACCAGCTGCTGGGGTTCCCCGGTGCAGCCCATGACGACATGGTGGACAGCACCACCCAGGTCCTCAACTACGTGTCCGGCACCGGCCCGATGCGGGTGACGACCGCCAGCTGGGGCCGTGGCAGTGAGCACTACACCGATCCCAAGCCTGGGGATCTGATCCCCCAGGGCCCGATTGCCCCGCGCCGGCCGCCCCAGGCCCCGGGCTTCCGGTGAGCTCCCCACCCCAGGAATCCTGCCCATGACTGACCTACCGCCCAGCTGTGCCCCTGCCCTCCCAGGCCCCAACGGCCCACCGCTCAGCGCTGAATCAACTGCCGGAGGCCACGGCCAGCGCCGTGCGCGGTCTCCCCGTCGGCGGGCTGTGGCGACTGCGGGAGCGCCAGATCGAGATTCGACGCTTCGGGGGGGAGTGGAGCCGAGCGCCCCTGAGCCAGCTGCAGCGGGCCCCTCGGGAACTGCTGATCTGGAACCGTCAGCTGGTGCTGGCGCCGGAGTAGATCGCGGCGGCTTCCCTGCACCCTGGCGCTGGGTCAACCCGGACACCGGCGAGGAGCTCGACTCGGAGCAGCTGATCACCGACAACCTGAAGCTGGCGCGCAAGTACGCCTGGGGATGGGCGCGCAAATCCCAGCTGGCCTACGACGACCTGGAGGCGATTGCCTTTGTCGGCCTGGTGAAGGGCTGCCGCAAGTACAACCCCGCCAGCGGCTACAAGCTCAGCACCATCGCGGTGCCGTACATCAACGGCGAGATCCTCCACCACTTCCGCGACCGGGGGTATGCGATCAAGTTCCCCGCTCGCTGGCGGGAGGTGATGCCGCGGGCCAAGAAACTGCTGGAGGCTGGCCAGAGCCCCGAGGTGGTGTGCCAGGCGGTGGGGCTGAAGGCCGGAGAGCTCGAAGAAATGCTCAACGCCATGGCGGGCACCACCGAACTGCATGAGGAGCTGGTGGGTCAGGCCGATGCCCAGCTGGAGGCGGACGTGCTGCAGCCGGTGGAACAGCTGGTGCAAACGATCTGGGGGCGGCTGCATCGCAGTGACCGCCAGGCGCTGGAGCAGTTCTGGAGCAACCCCGGCCGGCGGCCGGTGATGCCGATGCAGGCCCTGGGGCAGTTCCTCACGGCAGCGCGGATGGCACTGCGAGGCCAGCGGCTGCCGGAGGTGCGCCGTCAGCTGGCGCTGCAGCTGGCCGTGGAGCTCAAACCGCCGGGCCACCAGGCGCTGCCCAAGGCGCCCCCCCGGCGCCCCCGCAGCCGCCGGCAGCTGGAGGCCCAGGCCCTGCAGCTGGGGCTCCTGGATCTGGCCGCCTGAGATCACGCCCCCAGCCGTGAGGCCTGATGGGGGAAGGGGTTGGAAACCTGAGCCAGAAGGTGGCCGCTGGCGGATCTCGGTTTGGAGCAGAAGTTCGCGCACCCCACAACCGATCCTGAGCTGCCCAGCTATCAGCATCACGTGCTGCGCGATGTGCTGGAGGAGCTCGATCGCAACCGCGACTGCTGGAACTACCTCAAGGGCCGGCTGGAGCACTACCTGCCCAAGGAGCCGAAGGAACCACCGGCCGCCTACAAGGCGCGGCTGGGGCGGGTCAGCTATGTGCCCTTCTTCCGCGATGCCATCACCAGCTTCGCGGGGGTGTTGAGCCGCTACCAGCTCAAGAACCCCCCAGCCAGCCTGGAGAGGGCCATCGATGACATTGACCGGCGCGGCAACGATCTCACCAGCTTTCTGCAGCAGGCCGATCAGCTGGCCCTGCGGGATGGCGGCTGCCTGATCACCGTGGACATGCCGGCCGGCAGCGTCCCCACCAACGGCCACCAGCTGGCGGAAGACCGGCGGCCCTACCTGGCGCTGGTGGAGCGCCGCAACCTGCTGAACTGGCGCGTTCACCACGAGGGCGGTCGGGAGGTGCTCGACTGGCTGGTGATTCGCGAGTGGGCTGAGGAGCAGGACGGGCTCTACGGCGTCAAGCTCAAGCCCCGCTACCGGTTGATCGGCACCCTCAACGGCCAGGCCTTCTGGCGGCTGCTGGAGATCGTGGAAGGCAGCGCCGGCAGTGGCGGCCGGCCGTCGGTGCGGGTGGCGGTGAATGCCGATGGGGTGCCCCAGCAGGGGTACTACGAGGCACCGGCTGGACGGCCCTACCCCGCTCCGCCGGTGGTCTGGTACGCCGCCGGGGCACGGGAGGGCTTCGGCCAGGGCAGCATCCGCCTGTCGGGGCTGGCGGAGCTGACGCTGGAGCACCTGCGCTGCCGCTCCGACCATGCCGAGCTGAAGCACAAAACCGCCATGCCGGTGCCGGTGCGCAAGGGCGCCCTGCCCGGGCCTGGGGGGCAGGTGGCGCCGCTGGTGCTGGGGCCCAACAGCGTGGTGGATCTGGACCCCAACGGCAGCTTTGGCTTTGCCGAACCGGGTGCCAGCTCCCTGAACCACCTGGCGCAGGACATCAGCCACATCGAAGCGCTGATCCGCGAGCAGACCCTGGCATTCCTCTACGGCGATGGCGGCAGCAAGACCGCCACCCAGGCCAGCCTGGAGGCTGCGCACACCGAGGCCTCGATGCGTTCGGTGGCCACCGCCAAGAACTCCGCGGTGCAGGCGCTGATGCTGCTGTGGTGCAACTTCACCGGTGAGCGTCTCAGCCCCGAAGCCGGGATCACGATGGCGGCACACCTGTTCGATCGACCGCTGGCGGCCCCCGATGTGGCGCAGCTGTCGTCGCTGGAGCAGAACGAGCAGATTTCTACCCAGAGCTTCCTGGAGCAGATCATCAAGGGCGGTGTGCTGACGGTGGTGACCAGCGCCGACGATGAACTGGAGCGGCTGCGTAAGCAACTGCCAGTCGCTGGCAATGTGCCTGGGGTGAACGACCTGGCCGGGGCCCTGCCCCCCGGGGCCCTGCCGCCTGGGGGCCTCCCCCCTGAGGCCCTGCCTGCTGGTGGTGGCGGGGGGCTGAATGCCGCTGCTGAGCTGGGCGCGCAGCAACAGCGCGCAGTGGCATGAGTCGCCGCCGGCGGATTGGTGAAGCCAGCCTGCAGCTGGCCGAAGACTATGCCGAGGCCCTGCGGCAACTGGAGGCCCGCAGCGAAACGGCCACGGTGGAGGCCCTGCGCCGCAGCCTGGCGGGGGTGATGGCTGAGCTGAAGCGGGCCTACGGGCGCTACCTGGAGGCCGCTGCACCCGAAGGGGTGGATGCCCAGGGGCGGCCGTTGCAGCGCAGTGGCGCCGCGGTGATCCGCGAAAGCTCGGCGCGGCTGCGCTCGATCCTGGAGATCAGCCAGGACTTCCTCAGCGAGGCCGAGATCCTGCGGTGGCAGCAGCAGCTGGAGCGCGACCTGACGGAAGCGCAGCGGCTGGGGGGTGAGCTGAGCCGGGAGCTGGCCCAGCTGAGCGCCCCGGAGGCTGCGCTGCCCTTTGGCGGTGCCAACGGCCCGGCGGTGGCGGCCGCGGTGCGCAATGCCGGCGCCTACCTGGGGGCAGAAGGGGCCCGGTTCCGCGAACAGCTGGTGGCGGTGACGGCCGATGCGGCCGCGCGGGGGTGGGGGCCCAAGCGGATGGAGGCCCAGGTGCGGCGTGCCCTGGAGGGTGCCGGCGATCCCACCGGCAAGACCCGTGCGCTGGGGCTGCGGCAACGGGCGGCGCTGATCGCCCGCAGTGAACTGGCCACGGCCTATGCGCAGGGACAGCTGGAGCACACCCGGCGGCAGGGGTTTGAGTACGTGCGCTGGGTGGCGGTGAAGGATGAACGGGCCTGCCCCTACTGCGCCAGCCGCCATGGGCAGATCTACCCGGCCGGGAAGGTGGTGACGCCGGCCCACCCGCGTTGCCGTTGCGTGACCACGCCGGTGCCCCAGGAGGTGGCCGATCTCCCCGCCGGAGAGGCCCGTGATGGGCTGCTGGATCAGGCGTTCTGGCGCGAGAGCCAGCAGCAGGCCTGGAAGGAATACGCCGAGGCCAAGGGGATGGAACCCGCGGCCGCGCGCAAGGAGCTGCAGCGCTACTTGAAACTGCCAACCGCCAGCGAGAAGCGGCGCTACCCGGGGGTGCTGGAGAGCCTGATGCCGAGCGTGGCGCTGGAAACCTGAGCCAGATGGCGCAGGGTGATGGCAGGGGCGGGGCACCGGGCTGGAAGTGGCCGCAGTGCTGGAGCGAAGGTCCAACCAGTCAGCACGATTTCACCCTCGCCGCTGCGCCTCAATGCGGAAGAAAAGGCCTTTGCCCGAGTGATGTCCAATGGCAAGCTGCGCTCCGATCGCGCCCGCATAGAGGCGTTTCAGGCCGCTGGTTTTAACGCCAGTCTCGACAACATGATGAGCGTGCGCGGCCGCGTGCTGACCAAGATTCGCGATCCGTTCACCGCCGCCATGCGCGCTGGTCAAGAGCCAGGCACAGGGGTGGCAGCAGGTTTGCGGGAGATGCGCCGGCGCATGAAACGCGCGGCGGGGCAGGGGTAAGCAGCAAGCCGGAAACCTGAGGCAACAGCATTCAGACCATGGCTGGCGCCAACAACAGGGCCGGGAGCTCCCGTGCAGCCGGCGGCGGAGGGGGAACGGCCGTCAGCGACAAGCCCAAGTCGATCAACGCCCTGGCGTCGGTGAGCCAGGCAGCCTTTGAACGCCGTTATGCCCGGGCCAGCCGGGATCGGATGCAAACCCGCCGCTACATCGCCAACGCTGATCGCCCCCGGTGGGATCAAGACGCCAACAACCGGCGCCTGCTGCAGACCAATGCCACCCAGCGCGGGGCGCGGAACTTCTACGAAAGCCTCCGCACGGATCGGGCCACGGGGATGCCGCAATCGCTGCAGGCCGGCTTCGCCAACCGTGAACGACGCACCACCGGCACCACAAAGAAAGCCGGCCGCAAGCGCAGCCGCCTGGTGAACAGCTGAAGGCAGCGGAAACCTGAGACAACAGCAGCAGGACCATGGCAGGTAACGGCTCACGGGGCGGCAGCAGTCGCAGCAGTGGCGGCGCAGTGGCGTCGCAGCCACCCCGGCCCACCTCCCTGCAGGTGAGCCAGTTCGTGAAGGCCAGCGAGGGCGCCCGCAGCCGCAACAACCAGGGTTCGATGAGAACGGGGCCAATGGAAGACCGTGCCGCTCGGGAGGTCAATTCACGCATCGGCCGCATAGCCACTGGCAGCCTCCGCCGGGCTGAAAGAACCCTCCAGACCGCGCAGAACGCTCGGATGTATCGGGACATGGGGCTGTTCGCCGTTGGCAGGAGGCGGGCAGGGTTCCGCTTCCCCGCAACCCGCCTCTACTGAGCCGCGCCACCCTGAATCGTTTGCGCTCCTGATCAGCCCCGCTACTGTTTCGGCATCGAATCAGTGGCTTACGGTTGGATCCCGGCCTGCGCTCCCTGCTGATGCTCCACGTCGCCGTTCTGGGCCGTGATGAGGAGGCTGCCCGCCAGAGCCTGCGCCAGGCCGCCCTGGAGCTGGAGGAGCGGGAGGCCCATCGCGTGGTGCAGGTGCTGGAGGCCAGCCTCGATGCCCAGGGCCGTGGCTGGCTGATGCGGTTGCGCTGATGGATGGCGAAGTGAGCCTGCATCCGCTGTTCCTGCGCAACCCGGAAGGGTTGACCGTCGCGCAGCTCAAGGGGCAGATCGCCTCCTGGCCGGACTGCGACCGCCAGGGGCGGCCCCTGCACGTCTACATCCACAGGGATGCCGGCACGGCTGTGGCCTGTTGCGAGATGGTTCCGTTCGATCTGAGCAACGACGGCGAGGGCGATGGCCACCTGCTGCTGTTGCCCAGAGGGGGGTATGAGGAGATCGCCGTGCCGCCGGCGGAAACCTGAGGCCTGAAATGCTGAAACAAGGCTGCCGCTAACTGTTACGAAAATGTCAACGTCATCACAATAATTAAGCTGTGTTTCTCCAGTCTGGTGACCCATCCTCCCAGGCTCAACTCATCCGCTCCTGGCGGCCGCCAAGTCGTGATGCACCGCTCCCCAAGGGAGAATGCCGCTTGAGGATGAAGGGCCAGCCGCATGGCGCGCGTGCTGATGTCAAGCAAATCCGCTTGAAGATGCTGGGTTGAGCTGGCCTTCCTAAGCCGCACAGGACAACTGCCCTCTTCTGGGACGTAGCGCAGCTCCTGTCGCCGATCGCCAACAGCTCTCCGCCTATCACGCTGTAGCTCTAGGCCAGGAATAGCGCCGAGGTCTATACCTGCCGAATCCGGCGTCATCGGGCAGAACTATTCAGGCGGAACCATACCCAGCCCATACAGCGCATATCGCTCCTATGCAGAAGACGCATAGACCAAGCCTTCCATATCTGCCCAGCGCGACATAGCCGACCAGCCAGCCGAACTGCCGGGATGGTGATGGCCCAGTCACCTCCTGGACCGGTAAGACCGCAGCTGCTGTGCCCAGCGGTGGGTCTCAGGACATCCCTGGGCAGCCGATGGAAACCTGAGGCATCGCAGCAGTTCGACGATGGCCGGCAATGGGAGCCGCGCGGGGAGCGCTCGCACAACGGGGCCAGGCTCTGGCAGCAAGCCCTTGCAACGCACCGGCCAGGTGGTGGCCATCAAGCGCCCCCAAGCACCAGCACCCCGGGCGAGCAAGGAAGACCAGGCCTTGGAGCAGCTGACCCAGCTGAAGGCTGCCCAGCGGTTGTTCCCTCAACCCAACCAGGTCTTCCTCGCTGACAAGGACATGACGCCAGCCCGGCGCCGGAAGATCGGGCTGATCGGATCCAACGGCATGAGCCGCACCTGGGTTGAATCCCCCCGCTGGAGGGCATCAGAGTTTCGGCTGCCCAATGGCACTTGGGGCTACGTGGTGGGCCCACGCAGTGGCCTGCCGCAGCCAAAGGCAGGGCAGCGAGCTGGGGTGATCCGTCGCCAGCGCTGAGCGGAAACCTGAGCCAGTGGCGGTGATGCCGTGGCAGGTAATGGCAGTCGGGCCGGTAGCGCCCGATCCGCAGGCGGGGTCTCGGTGCAGGGGGCCGGGAACAGCATCAGGGCCACGGCTGGCCTGCCGAGGCCTCAGCCCCGCAGCGTGGTGATCCCCACCAGCGGGCGCAGCAATCGGCGGCAGCCGTTGGCACTGCGGGCCAATGCCGTCCGCTCCTTCAACCCGAAGACGCCCAGGCTCCGGCTGGGCCAGATCGAGCGGCAAGCCGAGCGCTCAATCAAGGATCTGGACGCCGAGATGAAGCGCTTTAGCGATGCGGTGAAGTCCAAGCGGCCTCAGGTTGACAAGATGATGCGGCAGAACGAGCGCAGCGCCGCTCGGGCGATTGAGAGGCGACTTTCCAAGGATCCGATTGACCGGATGCTGGCCGGTGTCGAGATCGGCGTGGTCGGAACCCGGATCGGCGCCAAGGCCATCCAGCGGCGGATGCAGCGTGCTGCTGATGCTGCAGCGCGTGGCAGCAAGCCAGCCGCCAGGGCGCGGGAGATCTACGGCAACCAGATGGCGTACATGGGCAAAGGCAAACCGAAGGCCGGCAGGAACAACCTTCGGCCGGGCCCCCGCAACAGCGGTGGCACGCCCAAGCGGCGGCGGCGGGGCAGGTCGGAAACCTGAGGCATCAGGCAGCAGGACCATGGCGGGCAACGGCAGTCGAGCAGGGAGTGGCCGGACGGCTGGAGGTGCTGTCGGCCCAGCCAACTCATTCGATAACGCCACACTGCAGCGCCGGGCGGAGCGCACAGTGACCGCTCTGGCCCGACGGGTGGCGATCGAGAAGAGGACGCCGTATCCGTTGGACATGACCCGTTACGCCAGGGACAAGCGCATCAACAGCGACATGAAGCGCGCGCAGCAGTCACGCTTGACGGCGGAGCGTGCGCAGAACTTCATGCGCGACTACGGCACCGCTTCCACCTACGGCAACCGCCCACGGCTTCAGACCCGCAACAGCGAGAAGTTCAACAGCAAGCCAGGTGGCCGCCGGCCCCGGGGCAGTCGGCAAGCACTTGCCAACCGGCGCTGGGGCATGGATCAGCGCGCCTGGAATGAAGGGAGGCGCCAGGCCTGGTGAGCTGGAAACCTGAGGCAACGGCGCCGGGCCCATGGCAGGCAACAACAGCAAGGCAGGCAGCACCCGAGCCCCAGGCCGCCAGGGCAGCAAGGTGAAGCGTGAAGGCCTCACGGGCTTCGGCACCTCCCGCTCGGAAGCATTCCAGCTGGTGTCCGGGATTCGCCGGCCTGACGGCACCATCGGCGGGGCCCCCAACCGTGCCCGGACCCGCGGCACCGATCTCACCGGCAAGCGGATCAGCGTGCGGCAGCTGGCCACCGTGAACGGCCTCTACCGCGCTGGCTATGGCGCCCAGGATGTGGCGCGCAACCCGGAGCGCGCCCAGCGCATGGGGTTCACCCGCGGGATCGCCGCTGGCGCCCCCAGGCCGGCCGGCTACCGCTACACGGGTCTCGATCGGCGCCGCTGAGCGGAAACCTGAGGCACCCGAGCCGGCGCAATGGCGATCCCGCCCCTCAATCCCCTCTGGCGTGAGTCGGATCGCGAGGCCATCCGCACCTATGCCGCCATCCCGGTCACCGAATCGGGCATCCAGCACCTGGTGAGTGCCCTCAACAGTGTCGCGGCCCTCAGCCCCACCACCGTGACCCAGTGCCGCGCCTGGATCGATGAGGCCACCGCCCTGGAGGCGGCCTATGCCGGCAAGGTGGCTGATGGCAGAGCCCACCTGGATTCCGCCAAGACCTACGAGGGCCTCCGCCCCGGCGCTGAACCCACCCGAGAAGACATGCTGCGCCAGGTGGACGTGCTCCAGTACGACACCGAGACGCTCTACAAGGTGCGCATCACCGCCGGCGATGGCCAGATGGCCACAGCCAACGGCGCCAGTGGCGCGCGCATCGCTGACCTGCAGGCCAAGGTGCTCGCCGCCATCGGCCTGAGCGAGATGGGCTACGGCGCCAGCGTCGGGGTGTTGCTGCGCAGCTGATGGCCTCCCCCTTTGCCGCCTACGCCAACCTCCGGCTGCGGTTCGAGCGCCGCAGTGCCGCCATCCCCAACTTCCGCGATGGCTCGCGCGTGCCCACCGAGATCGTGGTGATCGATGCCTGGGCCCGCAGCAGTGAGGCCGGTGGCGGTGAGCAGCAGACCGGTGGCCTGGCGATCGGCCAGTTCGGCCTGTCGGGCTTCCTGGTGCGCCATGCCGTGCTGCCGCCGGGCAGCGACTGGCTGGGGCTGGGATTGAGCTGGCCGTGGCAGGACAACGGCCTCCGGCCCCAGGGCCTCAAGGCGGGGGAGACGCTGCAGGCCTGCTGGGGCGATCTGAGCGGTCTGCCGGCGGTGGATGACGCCGAGTTGGGCTGGCTCACCCTCAGCCAGATCAGTCATCCCTACGGCAGTGGTGGCATCGGCGCCCGGCTGCGGGCTGCGGCAGGCGACAAGTTCGCCGGGATCTTCGCGGAGACGCGATGAGCAAGTTCACCGTCAAGTTCGATGTGCCCCTGGCCCAGCGGGCCGAACAGGCCGCCCAGACGGCCGCCAAGGTGGTGTTCAGCGAGCTCAACGGCCGCTTCCAGGACGCTATCGGCTCGAAGGTCTGGGCCTGGCCCCGGCAGACGGTGCGGGTGAACAACAAGGCCGTGGGCAGCCCCCGCACGATCGTGGATACCGGCGCGCTGCGGCAGAGCAACAGCTTCGGAGTGTCGGGCTATGAGGCGGTCTTCCGTTGGACCGTCAACTACGCCTCGTTTGTGCATGAGGGGGCCACGATCCGGCCCTATGGCAACCCCAAGGCCCAGCTGGTGAACCTGCCGCCCCGGCCGTGGACATCCGCAGTGCTGGGCACCGAGCGGATTGCCGGGATCGAGCCCTACGACGTGCAGGCGCGGTTCAAAGAGGTGTGGCTCCAGGCCCTCAAGCTCTGATCAGCTGAGCCGGAAAGCTGGCTTACATGCGCCCCCAGCGTGAGCAAGCCGCTTCCGTTCAAGACCCAGCCCCGTCAGGCCGCCGTCACCGTCGGCAACCCGGAGATCGGCGAGCTGGAGTTCCCCCGCTACGGCTCGCTGAGGTGGTTTGAACGGGAGGCCCTGCGCAACGCCGATGGCGGGTTCTCCCTGTTCAAAGAGAGCGCCCTGGTGGCCGCCGAGATCGCCAAGGCCGAAGGCCTCCCCCACCTCGATGCCCACACGATGGTGACGCGCATCCTTGGGGCCGCGCTGGGCGCCGGCGCGGTGCTCACCGGCCAGGAGCTGGAGCTGCGCGCCAAGTACGCCGGACCCCTCGGCGCCCTGACCGATGCCACGGTGGCCTGGAACGATCGCCGCCAGATCGCTGGGGTGACGGCCGTGATCGTCAACCGTCTGCCCGGCTGTGAGGATTGGAGCGAGGCCGACACCCGCCAGCTGGGGGAGCTGCTGATCGCGGCGATCTTCGCCTTTGTCCAGACCGAAGCAGGCGAGCAACAGGAAGACAGCAACGCCGAGGAGCAGGAGCGCAAGACGGCAGAAGAGCTGGGAAAATTGCCGCCGGCACCTGGCAACCGCCCGCCGAACCCGACTGGGAGCGGATCTACTGGCGACTGCGAACCCTCTACCCCGGAGCCGATGAGTTCCGACCAGACCGCTTTGGCGCTAACACCATCGCCTACCTCCTCAGCGCCCTCGAAGCCGGCGAACGGCAGGAGCGCGAAAGGCTCCAGTGCCACGAGCTCCCCATCGCCCAGCTCACCTGTCTGACGGCCAACCAGGCGCGCGATCCCAAGAAACAGCGCAAGCCCTTTGCCCTGCGCGACTTCCAGTTCTTCCACCAGGACGAAGGCAGCGCCAAACCGCCTGCGGCCGCTGGTGCGGCCCTGCTGGAGCTGGAGCGCCGGGGGCTGCTGCCCAGTTTCTCGCTGGCGTTCTTCAAGGAGCTCAAGGCCGTGGCCGATCCCGATCAGCTCCCCCCGCGGCTGGCCTGGATTGGTGACGATGCCCTGCTGCTGGCCCCCTACGTGGTGGATGCCGAGCACTGGGGGGGCTTCCTCATTGCGGAGGCCGAGGCGGCGGGTCAGCGCCGTCTGCTGCACTCAGAGGATGGGGAGACGCTGGAGCTGGTGATTCCGGCTGCTGTCGCCAGCGCTGGAGCAGTGATGGCGGAGGCAGGTTCGATCCTTCCCATTGCCGAATCTCCGCCAGCACCGCATTGCGACGGCCCTCCGCCTCAGCAATCGAGCGGAAGTAACCCAGGCTGATCCGCCGGCCCCGCCACTGGATGCGGGCCTGGAACGGCCGTTGCTTGTTGTGCGGGCAGAAGGACACCCCCGGCGGGTAGCAGCAACGGCTCAAGGCTTATGGGCCACGGTGGCCCCTTGGTTTGCCATGGCCCTGTAAGCCACTGGGGCGCCTTAGCGGAGCGGGACCCCTAGGGCAGCGTTCTGCGGGTCCCCATGGCCTCCAACTTCTCCCAGGCCTTTGGCTACAAGGTCTACATCGTGCCGCTGCTCTCCACTGAGCTGGATCTGGCGGAGCTGAGCGCCGGCGGCCTGGGTGCTGGCAAGTTCATCGACAACACGGCCCCCCTCTCCAACAGCGCAGCCGTCACCGAGACCACCACCCCCTATGGCCTCACCGTTGGCACCACGGCCCTGGCCCTCGATGGCTCCGATGATCCGCTGCGGCTCCTGGGCCTGACCAGCGCCACCCTCTCCACCGACACCAACAGCGAGACCTCGCTGACCTACGACGACGAGACCGAGGGCTTCTCCACCTCGATCGCTACCTCCAAGTCGGCGGTGATCGAGCTGGCCGGCAACGCCAACTTCACCGACGCGGCCTACAAGGTGCTGCGGCTGTGTGAGCGCAACTCCGTCAGCAAGAACCTGATGGCCAAGCTGGCGCGGATTGGCCCGGTGGGCTCCACCGAAACGGTGTACGGCTTCGGTCGCTTCACCGGTTACAACGAGAACAACGAGGCCGGATCGATCGTCAGCTGGAGCTGCAGCTTTGAGTTCTACGGCCCCTATGCCCTCGATTTCAGCTCCTGATCGGCAAGCTGAAACGCTCGGGTGAGAGCAGCTCCTGGACTCACCGCCCCGCCATCACCCTGGCGGGGTTTTTTGTGCCCTCAGCGCTCGCTGGCCCGATCGATCTCCTGCCCTAGGGCCTCGATGAAGGCCTCAGCCCGGCCGGCGCGCTTCTCCCAGCTGTCGCCGCCGGTCGCGCCCTTGAGGGGATTGGCGCAGTTGGGGTCATTGGCCAGGTTGCACACCAGCCCCGCCAGGTCCAGATCACTCCCGGGCTTGCCGGTGGCCCAGTAGAGCTGGCCATCGATCCAGCGGGCGCCGCAGCGCTGGCATTGCCTGCAGGCCATCGGCCCTGCCCGAAGAATGCCCGAGCTTTCCGCGCCGCTGGCCGGAAACCTGGAGCATGGCCAGTCCCTACCCCACCGATCCCCAGGCGATCTACGACTGGCTGGAGGCGGATGCGGCGCTGATGGCGCTGCTGGGGAGCTATCGCTTCAGCGATGGCACCGTGCTGAGCGCCCTGGCGGTGCTCTGGCCCAACGAGTCCATGCCCCCCGGTGTGGAGCCCCAGGGCGTGGAGGTGGTGATCCGCCGCCAGAGCAGTACTGCCCCGCAGCCCTGGGCCACCGGCGAGCAGCAGCTGAACCCCACCTGGCGGCTCACGGTGACCCAGTGGCAGCCGCCGAATCTGGGGGACTGGCAGTACGAGGCGGTGCTGGAGCGTCTGGTGGCGCTGCTGCCGGGTGCGGCCTGGAACGACGTGACCCTGCCGGGCGTCACCACCGGGCTGGCCCAGGCGGTGGTGCGCTGGAGCAACCCGGCCGTGGTGATTCCTGCGGAGGTGTGATCAGTGTCTGACTTCACGATCAGCGGCGGCCTCGACCCACGGGGTCTGCTGGAGGGCCTCAAGCAGTTTGAGCAGCAGGCAGCAGCCACCGGCGCCCGGGCCGGCGAAAGCCTGGGGCGTGGTGTGGCCAGCCGCGCCTCCTCCCTGATCCCCAGCAGCCTGAGCAAGGCGCTGCAGAACGCCGAGAGCGGTGCTGCCAGCAGCGGCGCCGCCCTGGGGCGCAGCCTCGCCGCCGGCGTCAGCGCCCAGGTAGGGCGCGCCATCCCCTCCAGCCTGCAGAAAGCGCTCACTGGCGCCAACAGCTCCGCCGGCAGCAGTGGCAAACAGCTGGGCACCGCCCTGGCCTCCGGGGTGGCCAGCAGCGTCAGCAGCACGATCCCCGCAGCCCTGAACAGGGCCCTTGGTTCTGGCAGCAGCGCAGCCAGCCAGTCCGGCAAGCAGTTCGGCACCGCCCTGGCCCAGGGTGCCGGGGGCAGCCTGCAGAGCCAGCTACCCCCGGCGTTCCTCAAGGCCGTCGGCGCCGCCAGCAGCTCCAGCCGTCAGGCCGGGGTGAACCTCGGCAGTGGCCTGGGATCCGGGATTGGCAGCAGCCTCGATGGGGTCCTGCCGGCGCAGTTCAAGCGGGTATTCGCCGCCGGCCAGGGTGCGGCCAGCGGCAGTGGCGTGCAGATCGGTCAGGCCCTGGGGCAGGGGATCGGCCGTGGCGTCGATCAGAACAAGGCCCTGTTCGCCGCTGTGGTGAATCAGGCCCAGAAGGCTGCGCGGGAAGTGGGGCTGGTCTTCAACACCGTCAAGCTGCGGTTTGAGACGCCCAAGGGGGAGATCGTTCCCCAGAAGGAGCTCGACAAGCTGCGCCAGCTCAACCCCGCTCTCGATGGGGCCGCGCGCAGCCTGGCGACGTTCACCGGGCAGACCACCCAGGGGCAGGCGGGGCTGGAGCGACTGAGCAGTGGCTTCACCAATGCCAGCCGCCAGGGCGGGGTGATGCAGGCCGCCATGGCCGGCATCAGCTTTTCCCTTGCAAACACCCTCACCAATGCGATGGGGTCGGCCCTCGGTCGCATCCGCTCGCTGATCGGTGAGTTCACCGCCCTCGACACCGAGATCCGCAAGGCCGCTACCGCCGCCGAGGAGCCCGGCGCCTACGAGCGCCTGGAGGCCGTGATCGAGAAGGTGGGCATTGAAGCCGCTGGCACCCAGAAGCAGGTGGCCGAGCTGGCCACGTCCCTGGTGCGCGCCGGCTACAAGGTCGGCGAGGTGGAGGTGGCCCTTGCTGGAGTGGTGCGGGGCGCTGAGGCCACCGGCACCAGCTTCGACAACATGGGTTCGATCGTCGGCAACACCCTGCGGGGCTTTGGCCTGCAGGTGGATCAGACCAGCCGAGTGGTGGACGTGCTGGTGAAGACCGCCAACGCCTCCAACGCCAGCGTGGAGGGCCTCGGCTACACGTTCCAGTACGCCGCACCGGTCGCCAACACCCTCAAGGTGAGCCTGGAGGATCTGGCCGCCACGGCCGGCCTGATGGCCAACGCCGGCATCGATGCCTCCGTGGCCGGCACCGGCCTGCGCACCGGCCTGCAGCGCCTGCAGAAGGCCGCCGCCGGTGCCAGTGGCGAAAGCCTGGGGCTCTCCAAGGGGCAGGAGAAGCTCACCAACGCCATGAAGATGCTCGGGGCGGAGGTGACCACCACCCAGGGCACCCTCAAGCCCCTCGATCAGGTGTTCCTCTCCCTGAAGGATTCGATGGGGCAGATGGAGGTGGCGGCCCAGGTGGAACTGGCCAGCGCGATCTTCGGGGATGAGGCCGGCAGCAAGTTCCTGGCGGTGATCAACCAGAGCGAACAGGCCATCTCTGGGATGTACGAGACGATCCGCAACGCCAAGGGATCAACGGATGTGGCCCGCGGCGGCATGCAGGGCTTCCAGATGGCCCTGATGCAGCTGGAGGGCGCCCTGGGGGTGATCACCAGCAGTTTCGGCAAGGTGCTGTCGGCGGGGCTCGCGCCGTTCCTCAACCTCGCCAACCTGGTGCTTGGAACGGTGGCGGCGATGCCCGGGCCGATCCGCGCCCTGGCCGCCACCCTCGTGACGCTGACGGGGGCCTACGTGGCCGCGAAGGTGGCAGCCGTGGCCTTCGGCCGGGCCGTGCAACAGCCCATGGTCGCCGGGGCGATCAAGGAACTGCAGGTGCTGAGCCGGTTCCTGCGGATGGAGTTCAAGCGCGATCTGGCCGGTGCTGCTGTCGCCTGGCAGAAGCTGTCGGCCGGGTTCAACGCCAACAGCGCCAATGCAGCAGTGGCCGGGCTGGCCAAGATCGTGCAGGGCCTCAAGTCCCTCAACGCCGCCCAGGCGGTGGCGGGGTTCCAGCAGCTGGGCCAGGCCATCGCCGGCGGTGCCAAGACCGGTGGCCTAGCCCTCCAGGCCCTGGTGCAGAACGGCATCACCGGGCTGCGGGGCGGCCTGGCCAATGCCGCCACTGGGGCCTCGCTGCTGGGCAACAGCCTGCGCACCATGGCGGCCAACTCCGCTATGGCCCAGACCGGTCTCAAGGGCACCGCGGCCGTGCTGCAGGGTTCGATGACCGCTGGTGCCACGGGCGCTGCCAACGCCATGACCGGGCTCAGCCGGGTGCTGGCTGGCGCGGCGGGACTGAGCGGCGGGCAGGTGGCGGCAGGGTTCGCCTCAGCCGCGGCAGCACTGGGGCCCCTGGCCATCGCAGCCGCCGCCGTGGTGCCGGCAGTGCTGGGCTACAACCAGATCATGGGCCAGTCCCGCCAGGTGACCGCGAGCGTCGGTCCGGTGGTGGAGCAGCTGGGGCGGGACCTCAAGGGCACCGGGGTGAGCTTCCAGGACTTCGGCCGCCAGGGCGGACCGGTGGCGGAGATCACCCGCAACCTCGGCAAGTCGTTCGAGGGCCTGGTGGAGAAGGTGCGGGAGATCCCTGGCGTGGGCAAGCTCGCCGCCATGGCCCTCCAGGGGATGTGGACGGCGCTCAAGAACTCCCCGATCGGCGCCGTACTCCAGGGCCTGCAGTGGCTGATCGACAAAACCCGCGAGGCCTACCAGGTGGCCGGCGAGAACCAGGCGATCATCGAGGCGGGCGATCAGTTCGAGCAGTTCGATGAGCAGATTGGCAAGGCTGCTCAGAAAGCCGCCGCGTTCCGCGAGAAGCTGGCGACGATCGACGGGACGGTGCCGGCAGAGCAGGTTGGGCAGCTGACCGGCGAGCTCGACCAGAACCGCAGGGCGCTCGGGTTCTCCATCACCGCATCGGAGAACCTGGCCGCGAAGTTCACCGATCTGGCTGTGGCCGCCCGGGCCAACAACCAGCCGGAGCTCGCTGCCAACTACGAGACCCTGGCCAAGGCCGCCAAGTCCCAGGTGCAAATCAGCACCGTGCAGCTGCAGCAGCTGGATGCTGAGGCCGTCAAGCGGGGTCTGGTGGCCGAAAAGCTCCAGCAGCAGGGCGAGTCCGCCAGCAGCCTCACCCAGAAGCTGATGGCCCTGAACGCCGAGGCCAGCAAGACCGGCGGTGATCAGCAGCTGATGACCATGGCCCTGTCCTACGGGAAGGCGATGGCGGACCTGGAGCAGTCCCGCTTCTCCATCGCCAAGGCCCGCGGCCAGTACGAGCTGCAGCGCGCACAGGAGGCCGGCGCCAGCGAAGGGGAGCTGAACAAGATCCGCCAGGCCAACCGCCAGCTGGAGGCCCAGGCGCTGCAGGCCAAGGCCAATGCCCTGGCGCAGCAGCAGGTGATCGAAGCGCGGCTGCTGGAGATCAGCCAGCGGAAGGCGCAGATCGACGCCAACCTCTCGGTGATCCAGGCCAAGAACGAGCTGCTGGATGCCCAGGCCAAGCTGGCCGAGGCCACCGCCAAGAACGACGCCGCCGGCGTGGCCGCAGCCGCTCAGCAGGTGCAGCTCAAGCAACAGGCGGTGGGCCTGAGCCAGGAGAACGTGGGCCTGCTGGGGCAGATCCAACCGCTGGAGCGGGCGATCGCCCAGGCCACCAACGAAACGGCCGTCAACAGCCTCAAGGCCGAGGCCGCCGGGCAGGGGTTCTATGGCGCCGTCGCTCGGTCCACTCAGGCCACCGCATCACTGGGCCAGGGGATGGCAGCGGTGGAGGTGGTGGCCAAGCGAGCGGCTGACGGCAGCATCGTGCTCAGCCAGCAGACCACCCAGGCCGCAACAGCGACCCAGGCCGCCGCGGGTGCAGCCAACCAGCTACAGGTCAACTTCCAGGCCGCCACCACCGGCGCCAGCAACACTGCCAGTGCCAGCAGCGCGGTGGATCAGGCCCTGCGCAGTACCGCCGGCTATGCGCAGCAGACCAGCACGGGACTGGGGCAAGCCGCTACCCAGGCCTCAGCCACCTCCACCAACACCGCCGGCATCCAGAAGAACCTGGGAGCCGCCCAGGGGGCTGTTGGTGCTGTGACCAAGGAGCTCGGCGGTGCTGCAACCCAGGCCGGCGAGGCCGCCACCCAGACCGGGAACATCGGTAAGAACGCCAACCCTGCATCCCTCAAGCCGATCAACCAGGCCCTGGGCCAGGCTGCTGGCGATGCCCGCGTGGTGGCCACCGCCCAGATGGCCGAGAACCTCAGCCGTGCCTCGGGCTCCGCTGGTGGTTTGCGCAGCGCCATGCAGGCTGCAGCAACTGCAGCCCAGACCTTCTACAACACCCTGGCGAAGGCCTCAGGCCTCCCCGGCAGCCGCTGGACCGGTGGCCCGGTGGATGCAGGCCAGACCGTGCGAATCAACGATGGCCCGGCCGCTCGATCCCTCGGCCAGGAATCCTTCCTGAGCTCCACCGGCCAGCTGTCGCTGATCAACCGGCCACCCAACAGCCTCTGGACAGCACCCACCAGCGGCCTGGTGATCCCCGCCGGTGTCACCGAGGGGCTCAAAGAACGGGGCGCCTTTGCCCCGGATGGCCAGGCCCGAGGCGCGGTCAGTGGTCAGCGCCTGGTGGCGCGCTCCCGCTCAGGCAGTCGCGATCACGCAGCGGTGATCGCGCATCAGGCCGTGGCCATCGGCAAGCTTCAGCAGAGCGTCGATCGCCTGGTGGAAAAGGACTGGGCCGTGCATGTGAAGGTGCGGAACGACGGCGGGGCCAGTCACCTCAACCTGCTCAATCGCATGCGGTGATCCATGGCCGTCACCCTTGAAACCCTCTCCATCGATCGGCTGCAGGCGCAGCCCCTGGGTTACGCCGAGAGCGACACCACCACGGGCTTGGCGCCACGGCAGTGGAACGTCGAGGGCCTGGTGCGCCCGGCGGATTGGCTCAGCCTGCTGAGCATCTTTGAAACCTGGCGCGACGCCAGAAAGGCTGATGCCGACACAGCGGTGTCGCTCAGTACGGGTACGACGGTCAATTTCAGTGGCTCATTTGCCGGCACGAGCTGGAGCAATGTCGCCTGCTGGTTTACCAGTTCGCCCAGTGGGGAGGCCGCCGGCGCCTTCATCCGCGTCAGCTTTGGGCTGATCGATGCCAGCCAGGCACTTGACGCCCTCAAGCGGCAGCTATCGCGCGAGCTGGAGGCGGAAGATGCCGAAGCCAACATTCACGGCACCTTCAACCTGGGCGGCACCACCTTGACGCTGCTCGATCAGCCCGATGGCTACGAGGGTGGGCCGCAGCTGGAGCGCACCGCAGCCGGCGGCATCGTGGTGAATGGCCCCCTGGGCGTGGTGGAAGTGAAGCGCCTCAACGGCTACACCACCGAGGCGGGCTGGACGGCGATCAAGGCCTGGTACAAGGCCGCGGTGATCACTGCCCCCAGCAGCGGCAGTTACTACCCCGCCAGTGCGCCCACCATGCAGCGCCGGCAGGTGACGACCAGCAGCGGCACCAAGACGACGCGGTGCATCGTCAGCATCGATCTCTGGGGGATTTGAGCCGTGGCGATTGATGTCCGGGCCCGGATGATCTGCAACCTGGGCGAGGTGCTCTCCGGGCAGATTGGCGATGACCTGCTCTCCGACAGCGGCCTGATCCGCACCACCGGGACCGTGGTACTGGCGGGGCTGGCGAACTATGCCCGTGGCACCCTGGTGGATCTCGCCTACGAGCGGCCGCAGGTCGGCACAGTCACGCGCTTCCCCAGGCGCGTGCGGGTGCTGCGCTCAACGGCCAATCCCTACGAACGCACGACAACACTGGAGGTGGGCTGCAAGCTCGCGCTCAAGGAGAACCTGGCGGTGCTCTCGGATGTGATTCGCGCGGAAGCACTGCCAGCAAGCTGGTGGAATCCGAGCTCAACACGACCGCCGACCATCAGTGCTCAAGATGCGCTGGTGTACTGCCTTGGCAGAATCGGCATCCCCTTGGCCAGTGGCTCTGAAACGCTGTCGTTTCAGTTCCTGCGTTCAGAGCTGGATCTGAGCAGCGGTTATGTGGCGACCATCGGCAAGCTGATAGCAAGCCATTGCTGTTACGGCACACTGAACCTGGCAGAGCAGCTGGTGGTGCGCAAGGTGGCGCTTGATGCAATCGGGACGGCTCCTGTGCTCACAGATGCGGATGTCATTGATTTGCAGCCCATTGCCGGCGGCGAAGAACCGGCCGACAGGGTGACGGTGAACTTTGAAGCGATACGGAGCGCTAGCTAATGGCATACGACTATGACTGGGAATACGACAAAACGGTAAGCACACCGGCGAAGATCAAGATTGAATATGCCGTTACCTTGGCGGATGGTTCACTCCAGAAACGCACTGCCAGCCTGACCAGTACGCAATGGACAGAAACGCGAACAACTTATGTTCAGGCTGACTACTTCGACAACGACGGCAAGCCTCAGGTGCAAGATGTCGTCGGCGAGCGCAATTCTGAAACACGCAACACCATCGCAGCAGTCAACGCCGCCTACGTGAAGTGGCGTCTGGAGCGAGGCCTGGGGCTCCCAGCTGGCGATGCTAACAAAGAGAGCAAAACCGAGTACACCTATCGGGTGACGAGCGAAGGCCCGAAAGTAATCCGTGAAATGGTCACGGAGTACATCAGTGAAGTCGAGCTGGCAGGCTCGCTGGCGATTACTGATTATTCACTCAATGGGCCATATGAGGAGAATGGTGGCTACTTGCAACCGTCAACGATGGTCACGATTATCGCCAGTCAAACGCTGACGGAATACGACGAGTTCACGTCAAGTGAAAACGGCAGAACACACACCAAGACCAAGGTGACGCGCTGGATGGCGCAAGGGCTGACCCAAGAAGGGCAGCAGTCAGCTGCCGAGCAGCTCAAAGCCCTGGATGGCACCGATAGCCGCCTGCAGTCGATCATCGATGCGGCAGCGGAGCTCACCTGCGATGGCACCGAAGTGCGAACGTCCATCGGCCGCGCACCGGTCTATGGCCGGCCTGATGAGCAGAGCCGTGAAGTGGAAGAACTGCTCAACCCAGCAGCCATAGACCCTGACGTGGTGGGGCCTGGAGTCTTCTATAACTCCTACAGAGGCGGCGGAACCTTCACGGCCACAGATCCGATTCCAGGCGGCGGCACAATCGATGACCTGGAAGTATCAACTCCAAGCCCTGGATCCACGCAGGGGAGCATCAGCTTTAACTCAAGCGATAGCAGCGCATTTGAAGTCAACACGGCGAGGAGCTATACCATGCCCTATGCGCCAGACGATTACTTCAACACCAGCGGCACCTTGGTGCAGGGCAATGCCGCTGCAGCGGCCCGAGAGTACGGCGCCATGATGAATCGCCTGCTTGCCGGCAACGCCTACGGCTGCAACATCAGCACCAGCATTGACCGGTTGCCAGGCCAAGCCTTTGCAGCGATCTACCTCAATGCTGGTGGCATCAGCGCCGGGATGCGGCTCAACGGCACTGCCTGGGCCTTCGACGGCAATGGCGTGGTCTGCAGCAGCGATCTGCTGCTCTGCGGTGTGGCTGGTCGCACCGAGCCCATTACCTCCAGCTGGGTCAAGGTTCCAGTTGCAGCCAGCTCACTGCCCCTGTTGGTGCCTTAGCCATGGCCGTTCCCGCCAACACAATCACCAGCCCCGAGGGCCTGGATCCCGCCAGCCCTGGCAGCCTGTTTGATCTGCTGCCGCTCAACGGTGCGGATCAGTTTGATCAGGTGCAAACGAGCGGCGCCCTGATTGCTCCACTGCTGGAGCAAGACCGGCTGTTGGCGATCTCGCGCACCAGGCTGCAGATCATCGACTACCCCTATGGGGTTGCCGAGCCGGTCGATGAGCTGGAGGCGATCAGCCGCAGCAAGGGATCGGCAGTTCTGGCCACCCTTATGGTCTTGGCTGCAGGTGGTTGCTCAGTCACGGGACAAAGCGCCTCATCCCGTTACACCAGAGCGATCAAGGCCGACGCTGGGGGCTTCGCGGCTACAGGCCAGAACGCCGGCAGCCTGCGCGGCTACCGCTGGACTGGCCTCGAAGCGGGCGTACTCACCTCCACGGGCCAGGGCACGGCACTGCGCTATCAGCGGTTGCCGTTGGCAGGAGAGGTGGGAGCGGTGGCGCTCACCGGCAAGGACGCCACCTTCTTCAAGGGGGCAAATCTGGTGGCAGCCGGTGGCAACTTGACAACCACCGGCCAAGACTCCCGCGGCCTGCGCGGGTATCTGGTGGCTGCCTCGGCCGGCAGCTTCACCGTCACCGGCCAGGACGCCCAGCTGTCGCTGGAGGACTTTTTCGGCAAGTGGGCCACGCAGACCTACGGCTACGAAGCGCTCGTCTATCCCGAAATGTGGGCGGACTAGGAAAGCTAGGGATAGCAAGCGCAGACCATGGCCGCACCCAACCTGCGATCACCAGCCACGGTCACCGGCAAGACCGCACCAGCGGCACTGACCACCAGCTTGACGGCTGTTCTGAGCAACACCGCTGCCAGCGGCAAGGTGCTAAAGGTCAACACGATTCGAGCTGCCAACGTGGCGGTCGGTTCCGTAACGGTGGACATCGCCATCTACCGAGGCACCACCACCAGCTACCTGCTGAAAGGCGGCACCGTAGATGCCGGCAAGACGCTCATCGCCACCGATAAGAACGAGTACATCTATCTTGAGGAAGGCGATCAGCTGCAGGCGAAGGCATCGGCTGGCACCAGCGTTGACCTGACCATCAACTACGAGGAGATCGGCTGATGGCGGTCACAATGGACTATCAGGCGTGGACAAGCGCTGAATACAACTGGCTCGATAAGACCACGGCAACTTCTGCACCGCTCCAGATCAACGACAAGCTGGTGGCCTGGGTTGCAGCGGTCAACGCCAACGCCAGCAACGCGACCAAGCAGATCACGATTGAGAAGGGACCTGCTAATAGCACCAGCACGAACTACGTGGGGTGGGTCATTAAACTGGCCAGTGCCAGTAGCGGTTCAACTTTTTATGCTTCATTTTTTAGCAATTCGACAGCCCAAGCCACGGTGTCGTTTGACTCCGGCTGGACAGCTGGAACGGGAAACGGAGGATACGGAGCATTTACAGCTCCTTCGTCAAGTATTCCGACAGCATACTTTTACACTTCAGGCCAAGCCGCGGAGTTCGCTATAGGTAGCGAAACAGAGAACGGAAAGGAGTTTTTCTGCTTGGCTTGGAAAGCCAGCGCAACAGCCAATTACTCGGGCACATTTCTGGTATTCAAGGATTCAAATGGCGAGTGGGCCGGCTATACCTACACAACTAGCAACACTTATGGCACTTTTTATTTGCCAACAAACACTACGCCAAGGCGCCAGTATGGCGTAGTGACTGCCTCTCTATATTCTTCGTCCAACAATGTCCTTGATCCATTTGCGCTGAAGGTTACCAGCACTACTTACTTGCCGGCCGCTGGTAGTGCCACGACTCTGGCAGTATCCGCCGCTAGTCAGAACTTGCTTATCGGTGAAGGGGCATCACTGGGATATTTATTTGGTCGTTATTGCACGCTCCCTGGGCCCACAACTGCGGTGTGCATGGGAGCCTCTCCAGTTTTTGTGAGGTATTAAATGCCCTGGGGTTCTTTTGTGTTAGGCACTCAAGTGACTACCGTTAGACTGGGAGTTGTGGATGCACCCCTGCCTACGACAGGATTTAGGGTAACTGCGCTGACCGCACCAGATATTGAGCAGCTGTTAAACGGCCCCTTCAATCGCGGTCTGTTGGAACTTAATTCCTCCCATCGGATCGCCGCTGTCGGCACCTCTCCTGACTTCCCGATGCTGCCCAAGTGGCGCAAGGTCGTTCGCCAGATCGGCTGAAGGAAAGCTAGGGACAAAGCCCCTGGCCGATGGCGTCGTTCAACAAGTTCAACAGCTTCGTGGAGGCGCTGGCCGAGAAGAAGCACGATCTCGGCGCGGACACCCTCAAGGTGCTGCTGACCAGCACCGCACCGGTGGCCACCAACGCGGTCAAAGCGGACCTGGCCGAGATCAGTGCCGGCAACGGCTATACCGCTGGTGGTGCCACCGCTGCTGTCACCAGCTCCAGCCAGACCAGCGGCACTTACAAGCTGGTGCTCGGCGACCCCGCCACCTGGACCGCCACCGGCGGCTCGATTGGCCCCTTCCGCTACGCGGTGCTCTACAACGACACCGCCACCAACGATGAGCTGATCGGCTGGTGGGATTACGGCAGCAGCATCACCCTCGCCGCTGGCGAGTCTTTCGCCGTGGACTTTGACGCCACCACAGGCGTCCTCACCATCGCCTGATCGCTGTGGCTCTCACCCTATCGATCACCCCAAAAGAGTTAGAGCGGCAAGCAGCGTTGGCGTTTGAAGGCAAGGCCTACACCGTCTTCCTCTGCAGCGATCCAACCGCCAGCCTTGGCTCCAGCAGCACTGTCGCTCAATGGGAGGGCCTGGAGCTGGCAGAGGTGAACGGCTATGCACCAGTCACAGGGACCATCGGCACGGGCAGCTACAACGGCAGCGCCTATGCCCTGCCGGCGATCAATGCCCAGTTCAGCGGCTCTGGCGCTGGTTTCACACACGACACCGTGGTGATTGCCATTGCAGGGGGCACTTACCCTCACAGCTTTGCGCGTCTTACGACACCGCTTCTCCTGCAAGCAGGCCAGGTGAAGTCCTATGTGATCAGACTGCTGCAAGACGACTGATGGCAACGCTTGTTGACATTCAGCTTGTTCCCGATCGAATCCTGCAGGCGGTTAAGCAGCGCATCCTGGCGAATCGAGCCCGCTTTCAGCGCAGCCAGGAGCTGGCGGCGGCAAGCCGTGGGATGACGCGGCCGAGGGTGCAGCGGCAGCGGCACAATGCCAGCGCCGAGGCCTACCGGCGGCCTGAGCCTGCCGCCGTGCGGCAAGACACCATCACCATGAGCGGGGTGTGGGCTTATTGGAGCAGTCCAACAGTCAGCGGACCGCCCAATGCTGATGCGAATCAACTTTTACTTGTGCCGCCCGGCACAAAGATCAGCGGGACCGTTTCCCAGAAATATACGTGGGCTCAACAAAATCTGCTCCCCGACGAATACAAGATTATCCAATGGCCAGCCCAGAGCTGGCCAACTTTAGAAAGCCAATCGCCCTCAGAACCTCCCACGCGGCGCTGGAGTCTGTACGCCGTTTACCCGGCTTCTAATCAGTTTGCGTACATTCGATACAATCCAACGGAAATAGTCACTGTTCCGTGGGGAGGGGATCCGCCACAAACGGTATTCAGCGGACAAAGCCAAACAATTTACACCGATCAATCAAGGATCGCCTACAAGGAGATTTTGCTGCTGCCCGTTGGCCGTGAATCTTGCATTGTGGTGACGATCGCACGGCAAGTCAGGATGGCAGCATCCTTTGCCATCAACAGAAACTGGACATGGACGGGACGCATGGTTACGGGGCGCCCCTGGACCTATGAAAAGCAAGGCTATGACTATGGCTACGATGTCGTTGTAACGGCAGGCCTAGGAGAAACCAACTACATCAAGTCAACCCCATTGTTTGAGAACAGAGCCTTTCTAGTAACCAGGAAGAAGATCAAAGAAGTATCAGTCCCCGCTCTGCTTGCTCAGCGAATCAACGCGATCTTCCCAGACCCAAGCATCGGCGCCGATAATTTTTACCTGAGCCCACGCTTCTTGTGGTTTGGCGATTTCACAGCCCCATGGGATGCCAGAGGCGAAGACGGCCCAGATCAAACCGCTTACATGCCTAGCTACAATTACAACCACTATTTCGATCAAAGCGCCTACACCGAAGACACTTACGATCAATACAGCTCAGACGCCTACCCAACGCCGAGTCGTCGCTATGCAGCGCATTTCGGCATGGGCAACCTCAGCAGGGGAATCCACAGCAGTTACTTTTACGCTACGCCATCTATTTACACCTGGCTCAAAGGACAGATGGACTTAAGCCATACCAGCGATGCCAGCCTGATTTACGCGAACCTGCGCAGGGACTATTTCATGCGCGCTCCGCGAATCTTCATTGACCCGACACTGGGGCAGAATGCAAGCACATGGGACATGACAGATCGATTAGCCGTCACCAATCAGCTCCCAAGTCGCGCAGACGTGGCAATGCCAAGTGCTGCTTTCAACCAGCGCTTGAAGGTCAAAAACTCGGAAGCTACCTACATCGCCTGGGACTGGAGCAACGCTGGATACTGCCGGCAGGAGCTGCTTGCTCTCGGCTTTAGCCCTTCAGATCTGCAGCCATGACCAGCGCAACCCCTCCAGCGGACGGGCCCGATTACAGCGCGCTGTTGGAGACCCTCCAGCTGCGGCAAGCCGCCAATCGCCAAACCATGATGCGCCGTCAGGAGCTCAAGGCGCTGCGCCAGGGAATGGAGCGTCAGCGGCCCTTGGAAACCTAAGCCGCACCATCACGGCGGGGGTGAGCCCCGACCTGAACCATGCGCAAACGCCTGATTGAGCGTTTCCCTGAACTGGCAGCCGTCTACCGCGGCATCCTCCTGGCCGACACCGGCACTGGCGACGGCGGCGAGGGGGCCGGCAGCGGCTCCCCAGCAGGCCAGGGCGGCGGCACCGGCGGCGAGGGCGATGACGCTGGCCTCAGCGACCTGGAGAAGCTCAAGCGCGCCCTGGACAACGAACGCCGCATCAGCGCCGAGCACGAGAAGGCCGCCAAGGCAGCCCAGCGACGCTATGAGGCAGTGAAGGATCTGGATCCCGAGACCTACCGCAAGGCCCAGGAGCGCGCCGCGGAAGCCGAGCGGCTGGCGGCCGAGGCCCAGGCCCGGGAGGCCGAGAAGCTGCGTGAAACCGAGACCAAGTACAGCAGCAAGCTGCAGGAGGCGATTCAGGAGCGGGAGCGGGCTGTGCGCGCGCTGGAAACCGAGCGCCAGCGCTACGCCCTGGAGAAGGTGTTTATCTCCGCCGATGGCCTCACCGTCGTGGGAGAAGACGGCGTGAGCGCCTTCGACATGTTCTGGGATCGCCTGGGGGGCCGCTTCAAGATCGACCCTGCCGACGGCAGCCTGGGGGTGGTGGATGCCAATGGCGACTGGGAGCTCGATCAGGAGACCGGCAAGCGCCTCAAGCCGGGCGACTTCATCGCCAAGCAGCGGGACCACCAGCTCTATTCCTTCCTGTTCAAGCCCAAGTACGGCAGCGGCAGTGGCATGGGCCCTGGGCGGGATGTGCGCACGGCCCACGGCCAGGACATCAGCAAGCTCTCCACCCAGGAGAAGTTCGCCCTGGCCTACACCCAGCCGAAGCGCTGAGCCATCGCCGCTCTGGCGTCACGCCCCCCTGGCAGGGGGGCTTTTTTGTTGTCGATCGGGGGTTGGAAAGCTGAGGGCACAGCTGGAGGCGTGAGGCCACCGGCGCAACCTGTCAGAGGCCGTGAGGGCCCTGGCCACCCGGCGTGAAGCCAGTCCCAAACACAACCCCACTTCAAGGAGAACCCAAATGGGCCTCACTCTCATGGAGGCGGCGAAAGGGGTGCAGGATCCCCTGACTTCCGCCGTCATTTCCGAGCTCACCGAAGGTGAGCTGATGCGCACGATCCCCTTCCAGAACGTCCCTGGTAGCGGCGTGTTCTATTCCCGCGAAGGCGAACTGCCGGCCGTGGGCTTCCGTGGCTTCAACGAGGGCAACCCCGACGGCTACGGCGTGCTCAACCCCCAATCCGAAGGCCTGCGGATCTTCGGTGGCGACCTGGATGTGGATCTGGCTCAGATCGACATGTACGGCGAGCAGACCCGCGGCATCCAGACCCAGATGAAGGTCCGGGCAATGCGGATGACCTTCGAGGACAAGTTCATCAACGGCGACTCGGAAACGAATCCCCGCGAGATGGACGGCCTCAAGACCCGGGTGGTGGAGGGCTCCAGCCAGTACATCGACAACGAAGGCGGCCCCCTGTCGCTGGCCGCTCTCGATCAGCTGATCGATGAAGTGGATTCCGGCGGTGCTCCCAAGTACCTGATCATGCCCAAGGCCATGCGCCGGCGGCTGTCCCAGGCCGCTCGCACCCAGGAGCTGTCGGGCTGTCTGCTGACCGACCGCAACGAGATGGGCAAGATCGTCACCCGCTACGGCGACGTGGAGATCCTGATCACCGACAAAAACTCGCTGAACCAGGACATCCAAGGTTTCACCGAGGACGGCAACACCACCAGCATCTACTGCGTGGCGTTCGGCGACATGCTCACCACCGGCATCCAAGGCCAGCACCAGGGCCAGTACGGCATCAGCGTGCGGGATCTGGGTGAGGCCCCCGACAAGCCGGCCATGCGCACCCGCATGGATTGGTACATCGGTCTGGCGATCTACAACGGTCGCTCAGTGGCGCGTCTGGCCGGGGTGACCAACGCGGCCGTGGTGGCCTGATTCATTCCCTGATCACTTACGGAGGAACCATCCATGGGACGCTCATTTGGGCTTGACCGGCGGGCCTACCACCTCGATGCTGAATCGGTGCTGGTGGGCTATGTCGGCGCCAACGGCTACAGCCGTGCAGAAGAAACCCGCACCGGCGCCGCCCGGCTGCTCACCACCCAGCTGAACCAGCAAAACCTGTTCAAGCTGGTGGTGGTCGGTCAGGACGCTGCAGCCGCTGGCCAATACACCATCCAGGTGGCCCACGTGCCGGCTGGCGGGACCCTGGCCGATGCCAGCGCCTACGCCTCGATCGCCACGGTGACCCTGGCGGGCAAAGGCACCACCGAGATCGGCCTGTCGGGCCGTCAGTTGGAGGATGCCATCAAGGCCGCCGATGCTGGTGTAACCGGCGAGGTGCGCGGCGTGGCGATCCAGGCCGTTGCCGGCACCGGCGAGGCTGAGCCCGCTGGCACCGCCACCATCTACATCCAGCCCGCCTGATCGCGACTGGAGACCATCGGGGCCCTGCGGGGCCCCTTGTTTTTTACGTGGAGAACCTGATGGGCAAGCCGATTGGCATCACCTTGGGCGTCGTTGGCGCCAAGACGCCCCTGCCGCCGGAGGCGGTGATCGCCCACGCCAGGCCCCTGCAGGTGGTGGTCACCGAGCCAGAGGCCGTGGAGAGCGCCAGGGGCAAGCGCAGCAAGCGCACCACCCGGGCCCGCGACGCTGACGGGCAGTTCCAGGCGGATGACCCGGCCACGCCTGCGGTAAACGAGGCCTGGCAGGCCAAAGAGGAAGTCTCAGCTAAGCCCACCGAGGCGCCAGAGGCTGAGCCTGCCGCTGGGCCGACGATCGAGCTCAGCCGGCCAGATGCCGCTGCCCAGTCCTGAGCGGAAAGCTGGCCCAGGGGGCCAGGGCGATGGATTTACCGCTGCGCTACGACATCACCATCCCGCAGCGGGCGACCTTCCGCGAGCGCATTCAGCTGCCGATCGACTGCACCGATCGCGAGGTGATCGCCCAGGTGTGGAAGGTGCGCAATGGCCGGCGGATCGAGCCGTTGCTCACCTTCGCAGTGGAGTGGATCAACCGCGCTGTGCCGATCACGGTGACGCAGGAAGGTGAAACGAGCGTGGTGATCTACGGGGACTTCTATCTGGTGGGCAGCTGGCAGGACACCGCTGCGCTGGAAGAGCCATCCCAGTGGGATCTGCTGCTGATTGAAGGGCCGTCGCTGCCAAGAGCTGGAGAACGGAACTACTGGCTGGAGGGCCTTGCCAGCATCAACCAGGGCCTGAGCACAGCCGCTGTGGAGGCGTGATGGATCAAGTCCACGTCATCAGAGAAGGGGAAGCGCGGCTGGTTCAGATTGTCGAGGAAGCCCAGGCACGCATGGTGCGGGTGATCAGCGAGGGGCCACCAGGTCCGGCTGGGGAATCAGCAAAGTCCTATGTCCACCAGCAGG